AATCTCCATTTTGACTAAGAAGATTCCCAAAAGAATCTTTAAATAATCCTGGAATTAACGATTTATTCCAAAATTTAGTTATTTCAGTCTTTAAATCAGTTCCAACTAATTTAGGAATTAAAATAATAGTTTCTTCAAGCATGAGTTTTATTGTTTTTAAATTATTAATAATTACATCATAGTCACTAAACGCTATCCATTAGATTTTTCAGGATATTAGACTACCAACCTGAATTATTCATTCAGGTATTTAAAAATAAATGTTGTTTATATAATAAGTAAATAGATAAATACAAAATCAAATACTAAAACAAAGACCTTTCTTACTACAAAGGCAATGACAAATACTAAGTCTCATGTTCATTAATAAATTATCTGCTCTTATTAGAGTTTTCAGTAACCTTATTAACTAGTGAGTTCTATCTCAGTTTTGTTTTATTTTGTAAGAAAGCGGTTTTTTGGCACAAAGCCATTCTTTAGTTATTATAATATATATTATATATTGTTTTGGACTTATTATATAAACATAAAAAGAAAAAGAATCAGCTTGTGCCTATCTCTTTCTTACCATCAGTATGGACTAGTTTTCTAGCTGTTTTAGAAATAAATCTACAACAGGTTGAAAACGTGGATCAATTTGAATACGTAAAGAAGAAGTTTTTTGAATATCTTCTTGACGCTTTTGCTCAAATATTTGAATAGCTTTTTGATTAGCTTCTTCATATACTTTTACAGCAGTATTGTAATCTAATCTTAATAACTCATTTTCAGAGTTGATTTTAGATATAAGTACACCATTTTCAGCTGAAATACGAGCGTTTTCTTCAGTTACCAAGTTTTTAACCTTAGCTTTAAAGTAATTTACTTTTTGTTCATAATGTCTATGCTTTGCAGCTAATTCATTATGAATATTCAATAATTGAGTAGAAGTATGATGAATTTTTACATCTAAAGGTGTTTTCTTACCATCTTCAATATTCATCCATTCTAATGTCTTCAAAAAAGGTAATTCTTTACGAAGAATGTCCAATTTGGAATCTTTATGAATAAATTGCCCAATATGAGCTGCATAGCTCTCTGCTTCTAAATACTCATTGTATTCAGATAAAGAAAGTTGATCCCAACCCCATTTCTCATCAACTAAAGGTAAAGTATTAGCTTCTTTAGTTTGAGGATAAACAGGGTACTCTAAATCACTAACAAAGCTTTTAGCTTTTAATTCCTTTATAAGGGAATCTTTAGCTCTGATGTTTTCCATCAGAAAAGCTTGTGTAGAATGCAATAAACCCTTTTCAAGGATTAATGCTACAATATCTTTAGGTATTGGATTACCTACTGTATCAGTATAAGTTTTAGAACCTATACTTAATGTTTTTTCACTGTTGTTAATAACAGCAAGTTGGTTTGCAATTTCTTGTGTTTTTTGAAAACATAAATTACTAATAGATTGTGCTTGTGACAAACTCAAGCCTTTGTCTGATAGAGAATTTCTCATGATGGTTTGTACTGTTTCAAAAACAGAAAAATTTAAGGTTTAGATTTGTAAGTTTATAAAGGTAGTCTTACTTCCACCTGTTGCTATTACCGCACGATTTATACGTCTGTTGCAACTTCCCTATCTAATAGGTGTACCACCTGTATAGTTTTTAAAAGAAAATAAATTAATTTGATGAAGCTGCGTACATTACTACTAGCAGTATTAATAAGACTTTACATCTTTGTAGTCCTAGTCTCCTTTATTAATTGGTAGGTGCACCAGGATTTGAACCTGGATTTCCTTTACTTAACGTAAAATTGCTCTAACCGCTTGAACTATACACCTATAAAAAGAGAAGTTGTGGACTTTTACCACATCTAAGAGAGTTTACGTTCTCTTTTGAAACCTTACGTTAGGCTTATACATCTTGTACTAACTTCCCCATTTATCCTTTGCACTCAGTTGTAATACTAAACAAAGCTTGTATTTCTACACAATGTTCGTTAGGAGGTTTTCGTTATATACCTCATAGATTACAACTGCTCACCCTTTGGGAGACTGATTAAGAGATCAGATAAGGACTCTTTGCCTTACCACTATAGTCTTAATCAGGTAGTTTCACATCTTACCTATGCATTTATCCAGTTGTCTGAAACAACAGATTTATCCTGTCATAGTAAACACCTCGCCTCGTAAGGTGCTATAAGAAATTTTTATATCCACATGAGAATGTGCAAAGAGAATAAAAAATTGAGCATTGCAACCTTCAGATTAATTAATGGGTTTCAGTGCATTATACTACATATTGACCCTCTTATGGGTTGTTATCATTGTAGTCAAGTCTTGCTCAATTTTTATATATTTCCTACAATCAGATAAAGCTTAGGGATTGACGTTACCATCTCCCCCTAAACTCAAAGAATTATTGTCCAAATTGAATAATTGTTAAAGGATTAAGTCCATTAGAAAGAACTTCCTTAATAACTGTAATAACTTCTAAAAAGGTATTTTCATCAGGAGCTGAACAAAGAGTACAATCTTTAGAATTACCAGAAACAATAACATCCACTATTTCTGTTTTTTCTAAATTAAGAACATACAATCCATCTGAGCATATACCTAATAAATACTCATATTCATCCATACTTGTTAATGGACTATCAAACATTGTTTGAATTTTTAATGCTAACATATTAATTGTTTTTTGAGTTATCTACTATTTATTTATACTCTTTAGTAGGTTTAAGAGTGGAAGCTTAAAGGTTTACCAACCTATATTTTTAAACTTGCATATTATTTTCAGAAGGCAAAGTTTCTTCTTCAAAATTAGACCAAATATTATTTTTATCTAAAGAAAAATCTTTAAATATTTTAAGAAATGGTAATAATGCATCTTCTTCAACAGTTAATAAATCTTTTTTATCTAAAATAGCTTTATAAACAGATCCTAACACTTGAATTTGAATTAAGTTAAGCTCTAATTCCATTCCTTTTACACCATACCCTTCTTTAACAGAAACGGGGTTTGTTTTTACGTTTTTTTTAAATTGTCTTTCCATTTGTTTTTGTTTTGTTTGAGTTAATAAAATTTTAAACATTTATTTTGTGCTCTTACTAAACTCACAATATGTGAGAACCTAGAAGCAATGGTTATTTAAAAGAGTTCACCGTTGATGTAATCGCAGGTGAACTCAAAACTACTTTCTTATATCTCTAGTTATTCTCATCATCCATATCTATCATTCTTGGAAAAGGAATCCACCAATATAAAAAAAGAATTCCATATAGTTGACCCCAATGAGTTAAAATATATCTATAACCATATCCTCCAATGAAAGAAATAATAAAAGATATTAGTAAATAACTACAAAATACAATAAGAATGTATTCTATAAACATTCTAGTGTTTGAATATTTTTTCATTTTACTTGTGTTTTTGACCAAATATATTCAACTTCTCTACCAGTTAATTGATTACAATTTTTAGCAGGTGTGAATTTATTTGGAATTGTGAAATATTGTTTAAATAACTCTATTTTATGAACTTCTGGTAATTTATACCACCAATTCAATGCTTTTTCCCTATCCATAGCTATATTATTTACCATCCAATATGAATATCCTCAATATAATGAATATCTTCACTTAAATAACCTACTAAGGTAGTCTTTTCTGTAAAGATCTTTGGACAACTTCTATTCAATCCATCACATTCACAGACTCCATCATGACTATATTCTACAGTCATAGGAGTTAAAGAAATTGCTATAAATAGCAATAAAAATAATCTTTTCATAAAATTAAAAATTTTTGAGTTAAAAATAAAGACAAGTACGTATTTAATATATTCACTAGTTATAACAGATTTTAAATGTGGTTTACTCCACTTATCATGTTGATATTATCTCAGTTACTACTTTTGTTATAACTAGTGAACATACTAAAAATAAGTCTACGCTTTCCTTTGAATGTTTATTTTCGTAATCCTTGTAAATAATACCAATGAACTAATCCAAAATGCTCTTTTATACTACTCTCTCCATTATATGAAATATTATTACATATGACTTCATAAGAACGTTGACTTAATTTACCTGTAGTAAATATCTCTTTTTTAAAAGGATCTCCATTCATTCCCATAAGACGTTGAAAAGCTTCTCTAATTTCTTCTTTTTGTTCATCAGTAAAACTTATCTGTGGTTTTACTATTGTAGAATTTGACATAATTGTTTATTTTTTTGAGTTTTTGCGGTTTCTGTTTCGACCCTCAATTAGGTCATCATCAGCATAAACAATAGTTTATGGACAGAAATTATAACAAATAATAGATAAAATCTTACATATAGTGTACATCTATATATAATACAAAAGATATTTATAAGCTTCTCACACTTACTTTTTCTTTTAATTACAATTGAGGTTGTAATTCGTACTTCTCTATTATTTGTTATAATAATATCTATAAGGAAGATATCAATACCACTGCTCTTGCTCGTAGTCTACAGCTTAACCACAAGCCCCTATCCTTTTTCCTAATCACTACATTTGGAAATACTTTCAGGTAATTTTTTTTAAATTTTACATTTTTTTAAATAGACCTATCTCGCTACCTCAAACTAAGGTAAGATAGTTCTAAAAGAGAAAGCAAAAGAAAACAATGTGCAGTGATACACTATTTTCTTTCTTTACTACAAAGGATGCCTCCTATAGTAGTGCTTTATACTGTTTCGACCTTTTGGGTCATCATCAGGCAGGATACATTCCCACGACAGTTTATAGCTAGTTTACCAACTTGAAAGTTAAAACTCCTCCCTAACTTAATAGGAAGGAGCTGAATCAAAAGCACGTTTCATGTCAAGTTCTCTCAACCTTTCCTCTCTTTCATTGTGTTCTTTGAGAAAATCAATTAAAGACTGCTGATTATTAGCATTTATCCTGTCTTCAATAGTTTTGAGTACATAAGGACAAGCATTATCAATCCAATCACTTCTGTCAAATTTACCTTTAATAACCTTATGGTTATAAAAGCAAGGATCAACAAACTCAGGACACATGAGACAATTGTCTAGACTGTGGCTATCAATAGTTTTACCTGAAGATGTATGAACTAACAAAAGCTCATATCTAATACCGTTGTCAAAGACTTCAATATGGTAAGAACTTGCACCTTTGTTAAATATGTAATCCATAGGATCTAACTTTTGAAATGTAGTAGTCATAATTAATTTGTTTTTGAGTTTTAATTTAATAATTATCCAATAATACTAATAGTACTAAATGGAACAGCTTGTCTAAAAGTAGGAAAATCCACATATAACATACGTGAACTATTTAACCCTGATTTACAATCATTGTAGTCTTCAATACTACAAGTTCCTTCAAGATTGTGATAAGAACAATATACTTTGTACATAATATATATCAATTTTATAGAGTTTTATTCTCTTTTTGAGTTTATAATGCAAAGCTATCTTATTAGCCCCAACTTTTTTCCCATATCCTTTAAAATCAATGCTTTACAAAGATTGTAAAAAGAATATGTAGGGAAATAGACACTTAATCATCTCTTTGTTTTACAAAGTACTTTGAAATTCAAAGTGTATAAGTGCTTGATTATCAGTTAGTTGTAAGGATTTTTACTTTAAGATTTTGTAGATTCCAGAGATTTACGAGGTGATTAAGGAAATGTTGTTCGATTTTAATATCATATTCAACTTTTTCAGGAGATTTAATTATGACATAATTATCTCCATTTAATTGTTGTACTACAATATCATATTCAGGATGTAAATTAGGCTTATTCATGATGAAATATTGGTTTTTTTATGAGAAATATGTTCAAATATTTGGTATATATTAAAATATATCATATCTTATATTATAATATAAGAGATAATAAATATAATATTCTCAAAAATGACCCTCAGCAGGATGCTTTACGAAGAAGGGTGTATAAAACTGCTGTTAGATTATTTATCACTATCATATGTTATAATCAATATATCCTTAATCGTACCAGTAGATCCTTATATCTCTGGATTTTTAGTTTGTGGACATTACAGGAATTGAACCTGTGACCTTCTGATTATGAGTCAGACGCTCTAACCAACTGAGCTAAATGTCCTACACGAATGAACAATAACTTTAATACATTATTATAAGTTATATGCCCACCCACCCACCACCTTGGTATATAAAAAAAGGGCCGAAGCCCTTCTTTTATGAAAACGCACCTACAACAGGTTGTTGTACTAAGTTGGTTGGTGCAGTTCTTTGAGCGGTTCCTTCAGAGCGTGCAATTGCAGCATTCTTAGCTTGCTGCATGTAGAGTCCTAACAACTCTTCCTTAGTAACACCTTTAGTTTTGGCAATGGCTGTTGCTTTTTGGATTAATGTAGCACTCCTTTCCAATGCAGTTTCTATGCGTTGCTCATAACGTACGTTATTCAACGCTTTAGTAGCACCTGCTACCTGATACATTGGAAATCCCGTAATTTGGTCATTTCCCGCATAAATTGGCTCAATTTCTTTGCCTTTCAGAGCGGCTGCTGCTGTTTCCGTAGCTGCTAATAATACACGTACCAAAGGTTTCTTAGCATCAACCACTACATGATGGTTTTCTGCTAAATTGGTTGGAAAATCAGCTGTTGGTTCAGCAAATCCGTAGCGTCCCTTTACAAGGGTAATTTTTAACTTACTCATTTTTTTACGTTTTAATTTGTTTTTAATATGGCGCTTAGTTATATGGGGGTAACCCGCTCACCAATTCAACAATGGGGCTAAATTTTGGGTCGGACCCTATGTATTCTAGATATTACAGTTTTTATATATTACAGTTTTTTTATTATAGAAAAGGGGGAGGGGGGTATTATATAGATATTAGATTTGATGGGGGGGTATAAATACATAAAAAATAATTTTAAAAGTTAAAAAGTAGTTAAATATATATTACAATTTATATATAGTGATTAAATGGGGTTAACTTTGTATTATAAAATAGTATAATATATGGAATTTAAGAAAGTAAAGGGTAGGGTTTTATTAGTTGAGGAACCTCCTAAGGATTTAGTAAGTGCTGGTGGTATAATTATACCTGATGGAGCTGAGTCTAGTGTTGAGATGATTAAGAATTGGTTATGTTTAGTAGTTGGTGTAGGGGATAGTTGTCATGAGGATTATGAGGTTGGTCAGGTTGTAGTAATAGATCCTAGTTTACAGTATGTAGGATATACGGATCCTGATAATAAGCGTAGTAGGATGTTTATTCCACAGGACAGGGTATTAGCAATTTATAAATAAATAAAATAATAAATATGGAAGATCAAAAAGTAGGACCTAGTCCTGAGCAGTTAAAGATGATGCGTTCTAATTATGTACGAACAATGAAGGATGATGTACAGATTTTAGAGTTAGAGCAACGATTTTGGAAGGCTAAGTATGAGTCATTGTTATACAAGAGTGAGCATGCTAAGTTAGAGGGGATTATTAGTCAGCAATTAAGTGAGATGGAGGCTATGACAGCTCAGATGCAAGATGAGGTATTAAATGCTCAAGAAAAAAGTGATAATGTAGGAGAAGATGTTAGTAATTAAGGATTATATTAAGGTAGTTAATATAGATGATTTATTAAGGATCATATTAAAGGTTAAGGGTATTGAGTTTAATGTTTCATTAAGTGATGCTCAATTAAATTTAATATTAGACTTTTATTATTACGGCATTAATGATGTTGCTTATAAGAATCACTTAGATAAGTCATTACGATTAGCTAATTATTATAAATCCAAGGCTACTATAGATAACAATAAGAGTTATTTAAAGAAAATGAAGGTTTTAGTAAAGGATACAAAGGGGGATTTAATTATATCCCCTTTGTATTTACCTTTAAATTTAGGTGGTAAGATATTATTAAACTTAAATATATTACATGATAAGTAAGATAGATATAGTATATAATAATGTTGCTAATAAGTATGGGTTAGATGAGAAGTTAGTAAAGTCAGTAGGTTCTGCTGTATTTTCTCATTTAAAGGATAAGATATTAAGTTTAGAAGAGGGTTCTTGTTATTTATCACATTTCGGATCATTTATTTTAAAGAGTCAAAAGATTGAGAATCAGGTACATAAGTATTTAGCAATGCGTAGATATAAATGCAGTAAAGATCCTAATTATGTAAATAAGCCTATATCTAAAGCTGCTAAGAAGTTATTTTCTACATATTTAAATGTAATATTACCTTTTAAGAAGAAGAAGATAGAGTTATCTGAGAGACAAGTTGAATTTTGTAAAAAGCAATATGAATCATATGAAAAAGATATTAATTAAAATATTAGCCTTTTTTGGAATAAAGGCTACAGAAAAAACTTTAAATAAGGCTCATATAAAGTCTTATTTACAAGCTAAGATACGCAGAGGGTTATTAAGTCCAGCAGCGTCTAAGTTATTAACAGCTGAAGCTAAAGAATATTTTGGTTTACCATTATATAAGCAAGAGATTATAATTTGGCGTACATATAATTTACAGTTTAATAATCAGGGTAGGGAATGTTTAAAGAAGAATGAGTGTCCTTGTGGATGTGTTACTTCTGAGGTTTTATTAGCTGATTCAGCTTGTGACCAGGGTTGTTTTCCTGAGATGTTAACTTTATCTGAGTGGAAGCAATTTAAGAAGAAGCATAAATTTGAAATTGATTTAGAAAGAAAAAAAGTTATATTATGTTAATAGGTAATAAAGAAATTGATTTTGGGATAGTAAAAGAGGGTTTAGTTCCTCAAGAGACTATTGAATTAACAAATATGTTTTCTAATAATATTATGATTACAGGTGCTACAGCATCATGTGGTTGTACGAAACCTTATGTAAAGATAGGGATCTTAGAATCTGGGATGTCTACAAATGTTACAATTGGGATTAATACATCTGGGAAGAAAGGAGCTATTAAAAAAACAGCAAGTATCAGTTATACTAATAATGGTATTCCTGAGAAATATGTTATCACAGTAAAAGTAACAGTAGAATGATATTAAATTTAAATAGTGAAGTTAATCTAGACATGTTGGATAGAATAGTAGATTGTTATAATAGCATTCATCCAGAAGAAAGTTTAGATATATATTTTGCTTCAATAGGTGGTGATATAGCAATTGTTCATGCTATATTAGATATTATTGAGAAGAATAAACATAGAACACGATTAATTGGATATTCTCACTTATTTTCAAGTGGGTTTAAGTTATTTTTTCAAGCTAATTGTGAAAAGAAGTTATTACCTTATGTAGATGGGATGTATCATTTATCTAAGACTTTTGGGGTTGGTTTAACTGAAGGAGCTGTGGTTCATAATGGGGAATATGAGAATTTCTTAAAGAAGAAAATTAAAAGTTTTCCTACTTTAGAAGATACTTCTAAGTATGTAGATTTTACAGAAGATGAAATAGATCGGATTAAAAATAATTATGATGAATTTTTTACACATGCTCGATTAGAAAAAATGTTAAAGTTTAATAAGAAGTATTTAGGATTATGATTGGTGTAAAGGAGTTATTAAAAGGTTTAGGTCCTAAAATTGATTGGGATAAGAAAGCCAAGCAAAAAGCTAAAGATTTAGGAGTTTCAACGGAATCTATTTTAAAAGAGTGGGAAGAAGCTAGAGATAAGGGTATATATAAAGGAAATAGTTTACATGAATCTAAACAACAAGAATATGCAGATTACGATAACTATATTAGATATGAGTATAGTAAAATTGATTCTAGTTCATTTGTGTATAATCCTTTAAATTATATAATTGAGGAGGGTTATATTTATGATGAGAAACCTTTTGTTCATCCTAAATATAGTTTAATAGGTATTCCTGATAGGGTTCAGGTTATTGATAATAAGGTTTATATTGATGATTTTAAATCAGATAAGGCTATTTATAAGACAGCTAAGTTATTTAAGATTGGAAAGTTTTATCAGAAGTATATGTTTCAAGAACCTATATCTCATATAGATTGGTGTAATTATAGGGAGTATAATTTACAATTATCTTTATATATGAGGTTAATATTAGATAATAATAGGAAGTTACGTCCTGGAACAATGAGGATATTACATACGATTCATGATGAAGATACTTTAATGCCTATTGAAGAGGTTATTTATGAAGTTCCTTATTTAAGGAAAGAAGTTACAGCAATATTAAAAAAATTAAAATAAAATGAATAAATTACTTATATTATCAAAAAAGTCATGTGGACCATGTCAAGCATTAAAAATGTTTATTAATACTTTAAATGATGAATGTCAAGAAAAGGTTAAAATAATTAGTGATGAGACAGTTACATTAAATGAATTATATGAAGAAATGAAAAAAGTTGAAAGTTATGCTTTTCCTACTTTAGTATTAATCAGTGATGATTCTAGTAAAATAGTTAACGGTTTTGGTGCACAAACAGCATTATTAATTAAAAATCATTTATCATGCTTTTAATTAGAACAACAACAGGAAAATCATTAATCCACGGTTATGGGTTATATGCTGCTGAGTATATAGAAAAAGGTAGACCTATTTGGTTTAAATCAGATAAAGATATTGAGATTCCTATGTCTCAAATTCCATATGAATATAGAGAATATTTGGATAGATATGCTACAGTAGAAAAGAAAGGGTTAGAACAAATTTATAATTTAGATTGTGATGACGCTAAGTTTATAAATCATTCAGAAGATCCTAATATTGTTTTTATTGGGAATATAGGTATTGCTATTTCTGATATAGAAATAAATGAAGAAATCATTTGTGATTATAGAACTATTACAACACCAGAACACTTTGAATTATTAATGCTATGAAAAGAAATATAATACAACGTCTATATGACTCTAAACAAATTACATTTGATGAGATGTTAATCTTATTGGATATACAAGAACCTATTGTTATTAATAGTCCAATGTATAGTCCTCCTCCTTATATTTATACAAATCCTCCTTATGTTGTCACTTGTGATAGTACGACTACTATTGGTCAGAATGCATATAGTGATACTTTTAAGACATATGATCCAAAAGAATATAAAGAAAGTAAATGAGTCCACAATTATTTGAAATAGATAAAACCAGGGGTAGATTATTAATAACTCCAAATGCTTATATGATTGCAGACGTAAAGGATGTTATTGATAAATATAAAGATAATGCTGAACCTTATTTAGCTTATTGTCATTTAATGTCTGCTATAGATAGTCCTTTAAGGAATTTATCAGATGAGGAAAAAAGAGAGAGTGCTATTATAGAAGTATATAGTACTATTGGTGAATTTGATAGTGATGATCCTATTTTGGATAGATGTATAGAAAGATTAAAGAGTTTATATATTACACCTATCTATAGATTATTTGAATTAGCTGAACAAGAGATACATAATATGATTTATTACTTATCTACTACACCTATGTCTTCTGAAGATTTAGGTCAAAGAAAGTCTATTTTACAAGATTTAGGAAAGATTGCTGCTTCTGTTTCAGCTACAAAGAAAACAGTATTAGAAGATTTAAAACAGAATACAAGAGGTGATCAAGAGGTTGGTCAAATACGATAATTATGTCATTATTAATTGAATATCCATTACATATTCCTACATATGATTCTAGCACAGATCTATGGTCGGAAACAACTTTTTCTAATAAAGAGGAGTTTACAGAATATCTCGAAAGTCAATTTAAACTTCCAGGACAGTATAATTTAAAGAATACTAAGAAATGGAAAGAGATGGCTATTAAATATGTAACATCTTGTACTAGACCTAATTTAGAAGGGGGTTTATATTCTAATACTGTAAAAGGAACTGCTTCATATATTAAATTCTGGAATTTTGAAAGAGATAAATCTAAAAAGGGAGTAATTTACGATAATGTATATGTTCCTCCTTTTTATTATTTTTATTTAAATTATTGTCCTTTTCATGATGCAGTTAGAGGAAAAAAAGGGTTTGCTTTAGTTCATGATAATGATTTATATTTCTTTCATTATTTAATGTTATGTTTATTAAAAGGTAAACATGCTGTTGTTTTAAAAGCTCGTCAAAGAGGATATTCTTTAAAAATAATGGCTGTATTATTTTGGTCATATGTTTGGTTTGAAGGTACTGTTAATACAATTGGGGCTATTGATGAGGGTAAAGTAGTTAAATCCTGGAGATTCTTAGAACGTTATAAATCTCATTGTGATCAAAATACTTCTTCTGCCTTTAAACGTGGACCTGTTAAACCTAAATTATTAGAATGGCTTGAGCGTATAGATTTAAAAGATGGTGGATTTTTTGGAAAAGATAGTACTTTAAAAGGTGTTACCTTTCAAAAGAGTTTTGATTCAGGTGTTGGTGGTGCTCAAACTTTCTTCTTTTATGAAGAAGCAGGTATTACTCCAACAATGTTAAAAACAATTGGTTATATACGTCCTGCATTAGAAAGAGGTTCATTAACAACTGGTACAATTATATGTTCTGGAGCTTTAGGAGAACTTGATGATGCTCAAGATTTACAAGAAATATTTTATCATCCTAATTCTCATAACTTTTTAGCAGTAACTAATATCTGGGATAAAGATCCAACAAAACATGGTCAACCTTGTGGTTTGTTTATTTCAGAAGCTTATAATATGGAAGGTGTTGATGATTTAACAGGTAAACCTTTTTATGATGAAGATGGTAATTCTGATGTAGATTTGTCTTTAGCTTGGATTCAAAAAGAAAAAGAGAAACTAAAAGCATCTGGTAAAAATGCTGAATTGATTCAATTAGATTTATCTCAAAAGATTACATCTCCTGAAGAAGGGTTTGCTGCTAGAAAAGATGGTTTCTTTCAAGCTAGAATATTAAAGTCTCATAAAGATAGAATGGTTGTATCTAAACCTACTATAACAAAGTGTGAGTTATATGAAGATAGGGATGGAAATGTAAGATGGCAACATGTAGATAGAAGGGCTATTACTGAGTTTCCGTTTAAAGGGGAAGCTGATGCTGATAAACGAGGAGCAATATGTATTTCTGAGTTTCCTCAAATTGAAAAAGGTTCTTCTGAACCTCCTTCTCGTATGTACTTTGCAGGAATAGATCCTATTCAAACTGATATTACAACTACATCTGAATCTTTATTTTGTATATATATATTTAAAAATAGAACCAGAGTTAAATATAAAGATCCTGAGACAGGAGAATTAAAAATTAGAAATGAGGGATATAAACCTGTGGCTTGGTATTTAGGAAGATATGATGATAGAAAGAAAACAAATGAGCAAGCTGAATTCTTATTAAGAATGTATAATGCTTATGCTCTTGTAGAAAACAATGTTACTTCTTTTATTGATCATATGAGGGGTAAGAATTTAGATCATAAGTATTTAATGCCAGCATCAGAAGCTAAACGTATAATGGGAGAAGACGTTGTTATTGAAGATGATGTACATAGAAATTATGGAATTTATATGTCTCCAAATGGAAAACTTAAACAGTTTATCTTAAATAAAGAAAAAGAATATGTAGGAGATGTCTTAGATGTTGTTAGAAAACCGTCTGGAGAAGTAGTTCGAACTATCTATGGATGTGAAAGAATTATAGATGTAGGTTTAATAAATGAAATGATTGGATATGAGAAACGGTTTAATATTGATAGACTTGTAGCTTTTGGTTTAGCTTTATCTGCTTGTGAAATGTATATTAATTCAGGAATAACATCAGAATTTGATGATACTGAAGAAGAAGAAGATGTTGTATCTATTCAACCTTCAAAAGGTTTCTTTTCACAAAGATTACGATTTTCACATTAAAAATTATTTTCATTTTTAATATTAATACTGTAACTTATATTGTAATACTATATAATGGCAAAAAGAAAACAGGTCAAGTTACCTACTCAAAGTGATAAGAAGTCTTTAATTGTTACATCTAGACAAATATTAAATGGATGGACAAAAGGTATTGGCTATAGTAAATTATGGGCTATATCTCCTATTCAGATGGTTTCTAAGTTTGAAAAGACTGATGAATGGAAGATGTGGAATTTGGATTGGTTTGAAAGAATAGCTTATAATGATCTATCAAAAGAATGGAAAGCTTTAGCCAAGGATTATGAAATGGCTGAAGGAATTTTAAATCCTGAAGATTATGGTAAGAATGGAGAATATGAGGGTTATGTTGAAGATATTGTTGAAGAAACTCAACAGTTCATGCCTATTATGTTCTTTCCTATTATACCTCCTATTGTTAATTTATTTGTAGGAGAATATATTAAACGAGATTCTAGAATTATTGTACGTGGAGTTGATGATTACACTGTAAATGAAAAATTATCATATAAAAAAGATATGATATTAGGTATTCTTGTTGAAAAAGCTAAACAAGACATTCTTCAAAAATATCAAGAGATAGGCTTAGATCAAAATAATCCTGAACAAATGCAACAGTTTGAAGCAGAAATGAATCATGCTGAACAACTTGTACAATCTGAACTGAAGTTCAAAACCTATCAAACAATGGGTGAACAATGGGCTAATAGAATGATTGAATGGGATAATCTTCGTTTTAAAATGAAAGAATTACAAGCATTATCCTTTAGAGATGTAATTGTTGCAGATAAGACATTTTGGCATATTAGATCTTTAGAAGATGACATTGTACCAGAAGTCTGGAATCCTAGATATACTTTTTATCATAAGTCACCTGATAAACGTTGGGTATCTGAAACTAATTATGCTGGAAGGCAAATGTATATGTCTTTATCTGATATATTTAGAAATTATGGACATATAATGAAAGAGAGTGATTATGAGTTATTACGTTCAACTCATCAATTCAAGTCATTAACTACAGATAGTCAATTAGTGAATGCTGTTGCTGGTACTAATTTAGGTGATAAATCTAATTGGACTGACTTTTCTCAACAATATCCAGAAAATATAACTGATGTAACTTATGAAAATGCGTTATTAAATGAAAAATTAAAAAAACAGTTATCTATATATGAACAATCTTTAAAAAAGAGAGATGATTATGAAGATACCTTTGATTACTTTTTAAGAAATGATTTATTAAGAGTTACAGAAGTTTATTGGAGATCATACAAACGATATGGTACATTAGCTAAATATAATGAATCAGGAATGTTAGAATTAGATACTATTGATGAAGATTACATTATTACTGATGAACCTGTTTATGATAATTCTATTTCTAAAAAGAAATGTAGAGAAACATTAATAGCAGGTGAACACATTGATTGGTATTGGAAACCTGAGATTCGATTTGGTGTAAAGATTGCTAGAACATCATTATCTGGATCTCAATATCCAGGAGCATCGTTTAACAATGCTTTGTATTTAAGTGGAGAACCTATTGATTTACAATTAGATAGATTACCTGTTGAGGGTATGGTATTTTCAGATAGAAATACTAAATCTGTATCTCTTGTAAGAAAATTATCTCCACCTCAAATCTGTTTTAATATTGTAAATAACCAAAATATAGATATGTTAGCTAATAATTTAGCTAATGGAAAGGTTATTATGATCGATCAGAATTATATTCCAAAGAAATCTTTTGATGGTACTTGGGGTAAACATGCTATGAATAAATGGCTTGAAATTATTAGAAATAATAATATAGCTTTAATGGATGGTTCACCAACCAATAATCCAACTGGTACAGGATTTTCTCATTTCCAAGTATTAGATTTTAGTAATACTCCAGATATATTAAGAAATATACAATTAGGATTATATTATAAAGATATGGCATTATCTATCTTAGGTATAACTCCTCAAAGAACTGGTACGGTACAAGCATCTGAATCAGCTACAGGTGTACAAGCAGCTCAGATTAATTCCTATGCTCAAACTGAATATTTATTTGATAGGCATTTAAATGAATTAATGCCAAGAGTAAGACAGTTAATGTTAGATTCTGAGCAATACTTAGCGTCTACTAAACCGAATGTAAAAGTGTCTTATACTAACTCTGATTATGAAAATGTATTATTTGAAGTTCAAGGTGAAAAATTATTATTACCAGAATTAAAATTATTTTGTCAATCTACTTCTGATATAAAAGCTTTAGTAGAGAAAATGCATGGATTAGCTTTACAAATTAATACTGCTGGAGCAGAGATGTCTGATTATATGAAGTTATTAAAATCTCAATCTCCATCTGAAATTATTGAGCAATTAGAAAAATCAGAAGAGAATCGTAGACAACAAGTTGAAGCTCAACGTGAACATGAACAAAAAATGTTAGAACAACAACAGGCTTTTGCTAAAGAGCAGCAATTAAAAGAATTAGAACGTGAAGATTATTGGAAAGAACGTGAAGATCAAACAAAACGATATATTGCTGAAATAAGTGAATTGGGTGGAATTCAAACTGATGCAAATGCTAATAGTGAAATAGATTCACTTGAAAACTTAAAAGAATATAATAAACAACAGAACTTTCAAACTGAACAAGGTTTAAAAGAACGACAAGTTGAAAGTCAAATTAAAAATCAGTCTAAACAAAATCTTTTAAAAGAAAAAGAATTAGTAACAAAAATGGCTATAGAAAAAGAAAGATTAAAAATAGCCAAACTATTTAATACAGTTTATATTCTCTAAATGTAATTAATTTTATTAATGAATATATTTTGTTCTAATATATAAATGATATACCTTATATTATAAAAGAGGTATTGGAAGACCTAAATTAAATAAACCGACATATGGCATTTGAAATTACTAATTGGGATGATTCCCAAAAAACAGAAAGTCTTTTAGAGGGCTTTGAAGTTATTAAAGAAGATATAGCTCTTGACAAATCTGGATTAGAAGATCCTGAAAAAGATCCAAACGTATTAGTGGATCCAATTAAGGAAAAGACAGATGATAGTCTTTTAGAGAATTTAGATAAAGAGAAAAAAGGTGATAAACCTGATGATTCTCTAGGAGAACTAGATTCGATTGCAAGTGCAGCTGCAACATTATTAGCAGAACAAGGTGTAATTTCATTATATGAAGATTATGAAATTAAAACTAAAGAAGATTTAGTTGCTCTTGTTAAAGATAATATTCAAGATAAATTGTCTGAAGTAAATGAATATATATTTCAGGAACAATTACAAGCTCTACCTCCTCAATTTCAATCTATAATGAAATATGGTTTATCTGGAGGAACTGATGTTAAATCTTTATTAGAATCTTGGGGTGAAGCTGAAAGAGTATTTTCAATAGATATTACTTCTGAAGCAGGTAAAGAACAAGTTGTTAGGGATTATTTAAGATTGACTAAGTATGGTAGTGATGAAGAAATCACTCAAGATATTCAGACTTGGAAAGATTTAGGGACGTTAGATAAAAAAGCTGAAGCATTTAAACCTAAATTAGAAGAGTATCAAATGAAGGTTATTGCTGCAAAAGAAAAAGAAGCTGATGATGCTAACCAACTAGAGTTGCAATATACTCAACAATATATTAACGCAGTAGGTCAAGTTCTTGCAAAAGAAGATATAAATGGGCTTAAATTAGATAAACAAACAAAACAATTTATTTATCAGAATGTACAACCTATTTATCAATCTCAATTAACAGGAAAACCTATTGACGCTTTAGAAGCAGTAGTTGAAGAATTAAAATATGGTCAGAATGCTAATCCTGAATTTTATTCTCAATTATTACTTTTTGCTACACAGCCTGAAGTGTTTATGGAAACATTAAAGTTACAGTTAAAAAACAATGTAACCATAGAACAAGAAAGGAAGTTAAGAAGGCAAGTTAAAGAAGGTGTTTCTGGTACACCTTTAGATGATACGAATAAAAGATCTTCTAAAAGACCAGAAGAATTAAAATGGTAAAATAAAAATTAAATTTATAACAGATGAATCCACATGGTATTTTTTTCCGCCAAACCAGCTTAGGTGATGCTCAGTCTCACTTGAATATGACTAATTTGGCTATGAGAGTAAACCAATCTGACAATATTAAGGATTTAGGTTTAATCACTTTCTGGTCTCAGGCTATGAAAAGTGAGATTCCTATGTTTAAATGGTCAGATTTTGACACTAACAATATTATTGAACATGACGGTGACTATTTAAAATATAAAGTTGCTGTTAAAACTGACAATCTAATTCGAATTGTCCAAGACTTATCTGGTACAGATGAGCCTGGTGCTGACGATAGTAAATTCGAATTGATGGTTGATTCAGATGCGTTTGGTCCAGGGACTTTACTTAAACCTTCTCAGTTTTCTGAGTTTGCGTTATTAGTAACTCCTGATCAAGTTCGTAAAGTTGGTGATCATGCAATTATTACTTGCCAATTTATTAGTACAACTTTAAATAGTGTTCCAAAAGAATACTTACAACCTGGACAACCATTAGGTCGTTTTGGTTCGTTACGTTCACCTGAATATGGTCAGGAATGGACTCCTTGGAAGTTTAAAGGTATGAACTCTGCAAAAGAATACTTAATTAAAGTATCTAATGCTGAAGTTAATGCTCATTACTGGCTCTCTGATAAAGTTTGTCAATTTTCAGATGGTACTTCTGATGCTTCAATTACATTGAAGAACTATTATATGAAAGTAAAAGAATACTTCCGTGTAAAAGATGTTAAAGATCCTACAGTTCCTGATTTAAATCATCCTAAGTCTGATATGACAATGGAAGAAATGAAAACTGCTTTGAAATCAGGTCGTGCGTCAGGAGCATTTGCTTATTTAATGGATGATATTTCTTATGGTATTATTCATAATGATGAGGCTCAAATGTTAATGTGGTCTCCTGGAGGTTCTAAAAAAGCATACGATGGTCAAGAAGAAATTCAACTTCCTACAGGTTTATGGTTCCAATTAAAATCTGGATATGTTAATCCTTTCAATATTTATAATTTTGATTTAGGTTTTATTGAAACAGGTTTACAAAACTACATCTTAGGTCGTAGAGATTTCACTACTATTGGTTCTGAACCAGAAATTGTATTAGAAACAGGTTGGGCTGGTATGTTAATGGCATCTCAAGCAATTCAAGCTAAATATCAAAATTCTGGATTTGGTACAACAGTTATGTTACATAATCAAGAGTTTGGTTTCTTGCAAGGAAAGTCTCATAATCTACAAGCTAATGCTACTTTGTTTACAGGATGGACTATTCCTGGGGTATATAAAGTACAAATCAAATATAGTCCTGCTTTTGATAATACTTGGGAAGCATCTGATTTAGATAATCCTATGGTAAGTTCTCCTTATGGAACTTGGAGATTGTCTTCTTTCTGTTTTATTGCTTATCATGTAAATTCTAAAAAAGATAATATTTATTTGATTCGTAAAACAAATCCAAAAGTACGACATTATGTGATTGCTGGTACAGAAACACATCCTATGTATCGTAACATGTCTTCTGGATTTATGGATGGTGGATCTACATATAGTCACCTTGCATCTACACATACTTCAGGATTTGGTGCTTTCTTACGCAAACCTGTAGGTACAGTTTGGGTAAAAGATCCTACACAAGTTTTAGTATTTTTGCCTTATAATCCAAAAACAGGTCGTCCATTTGGAAACCTTATGTAATATTAAATGCTGTTGGGTGAAGAAAAACAGCTGTTAAACTAAAAGCACATCTTTTTATGAAAGGAAAAGGAAAAGGGAAGAAAAAAGGTTGTTAACCTAAAAAAATAAACCAATATGTCAAGTAAAAAAATTAATAGCTCAACTGATGCTATGGAAGAAAAATCAGTTTTTGATAATCTAGTGTTTGATCAAGACGTTCAATTAGAAGATCTTTTAGATAATGAAAGTCCTATAATTGAAAAGAAAAGAAGTAAATATGCTTCAATAGTTCATAATAGCTCTGAGACTTATAAAGATAAGTCTAAAGTTGCTGAACTTGGATTAGATTTATTTCCAGGTTTTTCAAGAGAAATGGAACTAGCAGCTATTGAAAGGGGTCGTAAAAACTTCTATCTTACAGGTTTAGATGAAACATTATATAAAGAACAATGGGAAAAAGATTTTTTAAAAGAGTCTTTGATTATTTTAGAAAAGAATTTTGGTAAAGAAATTCATGATCCGTTTAATCATGAATTTTGGAAAACAAGATCATTAGTTATCAGAGATGATGAAGTTCTTTTAGATTTAGAAAATCCTGAAAATTTATTGACATATTGGAATATAAAAGGGGGAGGTTATCCTTTTGTTGCAAAATCACCAGATGAATTATCTCGATTAAATGTTCGTTTTTATTTAAGTGAACCTCATTTAGAATATAGTACAAAAGGAGATGATGATCGTTTAAAAGATAAAGCCATTGCCTTATTAACTGAGATAGATGAAGGTCCTTCAGGTTTTTCAACAATGTTCTTTATTCATAAGAACTTAATTACTTCAAATGAAGGAATAACAAAAAACACTCCTAAAAAGTTAATATACAATTCTTTGAGACGTTATATTGATGGAGATTACGCTCCTACGAATAGAAAGAAAATTGCTCCAAAATTATTTATAGAAGCTGTAAATCTTTATAAAAATAATAGTAAAAAAGCAACTACTATAGCTATTGTAAATGATGCTATCTATTTTGGAAAGATATCTACTAATAAAGATAATCAGTTTATTAGTAACATAACTTCTCATAATTTTAGAACTACTGATAAAGTTAAATTAATAGACAGTTTAATGTCTCCTGCAAATCAAGAAGAATTAATTACTTTATACAAAGAAATTGAATTAAATTGGAATAAACTTAGATAATGCATCCTACTCTTGTTCAAATAAAGCTAGATGAAAGATTAAATAAACTTGCTAGTGAGAATTATGTTAACATTGAATGTTGGCAAAAAAGAGAAGCTATAAATAAAGCTCAATTAGAGTGGGTTCGTAGACAAATACACGGTATTAATTTAAGTAAAGAAGGTGATGAACAAAGTAGAATACGTGTTGATGATCTTCAACATTTAATTGAATATCAAGATTTAAATACTACTAACAAAGGAATATATACTGAATCTGAAACTTTACCAGAAAATTATGGTTGGTTTAAATCAGTAAGGATTTATGGAAGTTCCGAAAATTGTTCTGATCAACTCATTTTAGATATTCATCAAATAGAAGAATCTAATGTAAATGAATGGTTAAACGATTGGTCAAAACAACCATCTTTTGAATTCAGCCAATGTTTTTATACCCTTGCTAATAATAAAGTCAATGTTTATACCAACAAGGAATTCAAAATTTCTAAATTAACGCTAGTATATTATAGATTTCCTACTAAGTTTGATATTGAAGGTTGTGAATGGTATGATGGTTCAAATGGTGTGGATAAGGATTTAAACTTTAAAGATGATGTGGCTGAATTAATTATAGATGAAGCTGCTTCGATTTTAGCTGGTGACACAGAACATATATCTGCATATCAGATAACTAATAAAAGAAAAGAAGAAAATAATTAAAAATTTAAAATTAAAATAAAATGACAAACAAATTTCATGTACTGGATCATCCCATGCTCCTTTATGCTGGACACACTACAACAGGTCATACAAAAGACTTGAAAGCTGGTATTATAGGATTATTTGATGATAAGAATGGAACTGCTGTTACCGCAACTACTATTAAAGGTAATAAACCTGTTCGATTTGCTCAAGGATCGTATCATTCAAAAGACAACTTAGGTCTTTTTTATAGAGGTCTTAGAAATTCTTTAAAAACTGCTGACTTCTTACCTAAAGATGTTATGCATATTGAGTTCTCTCCATTTGCTCTTTCTCAGAATGAAAAATGGATATTTGGTTGGGATGGAATAAACGACTGTGAAACTCTTAAATTTGAATGTGGAAAAACTCATAAATTCCGTGTTCGTATTTTTGGTGAAGGTGTTTATAACGAATTTACTAAACAAATTTTAAGAGATGTATCTGTAACTACTGCTTGTTGTGATTCAGATGAATGTGCTGAAGGATGTCCTGATAACTCTATTCATTGTCGTAATTATACTAAAGCTTTAGTTAAGGCTATTAATTCTGATGTTGAAATTTCTAAATTTGTAAAAGCTGAAGTAGTTTATCCTGAGATTGCTGCCAAAGTATTAACACATAAAAAAATGTGTTTATCAGTTTGTGATAATGGAGATCAAGAAGCTTTAAGTGCTATTCAACGTGCTTATCCATCATTAACAATTACAAGAACAGGACGAGTTGGAAGTACTAGTACTTATCAAACAAACTGTATCTTAAATGCAACTAGTGTTTCTAACTATACTCCATCAACAGATGTTTTATTATCTGTATGTAATACTTGTCAAGCTGGATTTACATTAGTAAACGGTAAAGATGTTTACACAATTGTAAGAAATATTGCTGATTATACTAATACAGCTGATGTAATTGCTGATTATGTTGCTGCTTCTGTAGCTACTATTCCTACTACTGATGTTACAATTGGTACAGATACTATTACTGAAAATGCTCATAAATTTGTCACAGGTCAAGCTGTAACTTATTCTAATGGTGGTGGAACTACTTTAGCTGGTTTAACAAACGGAACGGTTTACTATGTTATCAAAACTGGAGTTAATTCTTTCAAAGTTGCTACAACTGCTGCTAACGCTTTTGCAGGTACAGCTATTGATTTAACTGGTACAGGTAATAACGCTCAAACTTTTACTCCAGTATTTACTGCTACTGAAATTGCTCACACTCCTACAACTGTTGTATTACAATTAGTTGTTGATGCTGGTGCTGCTGTTGCTGCTGTTGATGCTGGTGCTGGTATAGATGCTGTTACTAAAGGAGCTTCAATTCCTTCAGTATGTAGTCCTTCTGCTCCTTCAGCTATTGCATGGACTCAATGTGCTAGTGGTCATGTTGCTACAAGAACTTTGACAGCAATTATTAGTAAAGATTGTAATGGTTCTTCTAATAGACTTGCAGAAATTCAGGCTTATTATTCTACTGATCATACTATTACAGGAGTAACATTGCTTGAAGCTGGTGCATGTGAAGATAAATATCAGATCACTCAGCAAAGTGAATGTATGGGACCTGATGGTTGTTTAACAGAAGAATTACCAGTATATGCTAATATTGGTTCTTTTGAAGGAGTAATGTGGGGTGAAGATCCTTGTGTTGAACCTGCTACTCCTGCTGAACAAAACTTATGTGGTATTCGTTTAGAAGTAAGTTCTAGTTACGATCGTTTTGGAAATTGTTCTTGGGTTCCTGAAGATTACTACACTTTCAAACCTACTATGATGGAAATCTGGGAAGTTGAAGAAGATGGTGCTCCTTGTAAGAAACAAGTTACAGCTCGTAAATTGCAAAATGCAGAACAAGCTCGTCAATCAGGTGAATGGGTTGCTCGTGAATATATTAACTTGGCTGCTTATTTATATCATAGTGCTTTTGAATCTGATCCACGTCTTCGTGAGATTTTAGATCAGACTATCTATCAAATTGTTGATAAAAAGGCTTTCTATAATGTATTTTATATTAAGTATAAACAATATAGAGGTAGTAATTTTGAAGGTAATATGCAAAATGCAGAAACTTATGAAATTCCAATCGTTCTTAAAGAAGGTATTGATGTGACTCCGTTCATTAATTATCTTAACTCTATGTTTGGACCTATGGGAATCATGGTTCAGCCTAGAATTGGACAACCAAACTATTAATTAACAAATTAATCCTGCAAGGTGGGTGGGTCTAACCCATCCACCTTTTTTAGTTTATGATATCAACATTAATATTAAATATAGAATCAAAGAATGATCCTTACTATTTTGTAATAACAGATAGAAGTCATTATAATCCTAATCTTCCTGTAACTTGTGGGACATTAGAGATAAAAGTACCAGGTGCAAAACATTCTGTATTTTTTAATGTTTTACCTAATTTCTCAACATCATATAACGCAAGTTCGTTAAGAATTCAAATTGCATCATCTCATGATACTTTAATTCCTTTACCTGATGGACCTTATTATGTAAAATATAGTATTAATCCAAATGAGCAGTTATATGTAGAGTATGTATTTTATAATACAGCTATGTTAAAATCTAAATACTTTGAAAAAGTATGTAGTTTTTTTGAGAATAAATGTGACTATACTATCAAACAGCAAAATGAAAAGATTGAAGAACTTTGGACTATTTCAAATAACTTAGATTTAATTAAAATTGCTGCTGAAGAATGTAATAATGTGCAAGAAGCTACTTTATTATATAATAAAACTTTTGAATTAATAAATAAATACTGTGATTAATTTTAATACTATCCATAAACAATTAGATAAATTAAACTGCTTAATGTCAGACATTAAGTTAAGTTCATTATATAATGAAGATTATGGTATTTCATGCGGTATTGATTTTACAAAACCTAATAACAATTTAAAGTTTTTAAAAGTAAAAAAAGATATTCTTGAATATTATTCTCAATTTTCAAAACAAGAACTCGAATTATTACAAGCAAGTAAAAGATTAACTAATAAAAAATTAAAGAAAACCGTATCATTAGATGATGAAATGTATTACTGGTTATTATCTAACTTTAACTCTATTAATTCTTCTTTGAATTTATTAAATAATTCAGTTGATAAAAATGCTGTGTTTACTCAATCTACTCCTTCAGTTACATGGGTTTTTGAGCATAACTTAGGATTTAATCCAACTCTTCAAGTCTTAGATCTAAACAATAATCCTATTTTAGGTTTCACAAGAACAGATGATTCAGTTAATAAAGTAACTTTGACTTTTAATATTGCTATGTCTGGAAAAATATATGCTAGTTAATTATGTCAGGAGGAATATTAGGCGGAGCTTTAAATGCTAATAATCAGCTGATTAATAATTTAGCTGATCCAATTAACAATTTAGATGCTGTTAATTTACAGACATTAAAGTCCAATGTATCTATTGAAGTATATAATGCTGGAGAAAATATTAATTCTCATACTGCTGTTGTTCTAATTAATAATTTATTATATGCAGCAGATAGAACTAATCTTTCTCATTATTTTGCTTTTGTAGGATTTACATTAACTTCTGTGGTAACAGGTAATGTCGTTAATGTTCAAACTAAAGGAGTTATATCTTTAGCTGGATGGGGTTTGACTCCTAACGCTTATTATCAGTTGGATAACGGATCTGGTATGATTACTACAACTCCTCCTTCTGGATCAGGGTTTACTCAAGTTGTAGGATTAGCTGAAAGTGCAAATAGTTTATTAATATTAAAAAACATTCCAATCTTAACATAAAATGCCAAAATTAATTAAAGTAAATCCTAACGGATCTCAACAAGAATATGCAGGAATAACATCCTCAGCTGGAGCTGGTTCTTCTGCTGAATTTCCTATTTTAGATGGTGCTGGAAGATTAGATATTACATTTATGCCTGTAGGTGTAGGTCAAGATTCTGTTTCAGCTACTGCTGGTGAAAACCTATCTTCAGGAAATTTTGTTTATTTCGATGGTACAGGACAGGTATTAAAAGCAGACTCAACAGCGTTAGCTAAACAAGCTAGAGGTTATGTAAATTCTGCTTTTATTAGTGGTGCTACTGCTACTGTTTTTTTTGATGACACAAATACAGGTTTATCTGGATTAACTCCAGGAGCTACGTATTACCTTGATACAACAGCAGGTGCTGTTACTCTTACACCACCTACATCTGTTAATAACATTGTTCAAGAAGTAGGATTTGCTACATCTTCTACATCTTTAAGAGTAAATATTCAAGAACCTATAATTAGAGCTTAATGGCTAATGTTAAACCTATAATATTAAATGCATCTGGTGTTTTGGAAGAATTAAGTAGTTCTAATACTTTAATTATTCCTACATTAGCATCTCATCCTGGAACTAATGCTCCTTCAGGATTTGTTTATATTTATAGTTTGACTTCTGATAATTCAATTTATCAAAAGGATTCAGCTGGAGTTGTTACTAAATTAACAAACGATTCTTCAGGAGGATTAACTGAAGATGACGTTATAGGATTAATACTTTGTTTAGGATAATATGAAAAAATTTATTGCACCCGATTATGTATTTATACCAGGAATATCTGGTGTTGGTTATGTTGAGATAAACTTACCTAATTTTAATATTAAAAAATTAGTTTCGATTATTAATTCAACTAAGGGAGAGATTATATACTTACCAACAAGTCCATCTAAAACATTTGATTCTATTAATGATAATATAGTTATATTAAAATATAACACATCAGCTCATGCAAGTGACGATATATTACATATTGTATATGAAACTTCTGATGAATATGATTTGCTCGATACAATTTTATATGTGTTAAATAATATTTTTGAAAAATTACCAAGAACAGATAATGCAGATAGAAGTGCTGTAAACGTAGAAACAGGTACAATAGCTGTATCCTCTTTACCTACTTTAGCATCAGTAACAACAGTTTCGACTGTAAGTACAGTAGGTACAATTCAAAACTTTGCAGGGGGAAACGCTGCTGGAGTTCCTATGCATCTTTCAAATATAGGTTCTTATCATTTATATGATAAAATATCTATAAGTTAAATAATATAATATGGCTATTACAAATAATTTAAAAAAACTTATTCATAGAAAATCTCCAGAATATTTGGCCCCTTTAGCTCTTAATACAGCTGCTGGTACTACTTTAGTAGGTGATAAAAGAAATTTAAACCCTAATTCTGTTATCTATGCAATTATAAATTCCACATCTGTTCATAGATATGATGGGGATGAGGATTCTTGGTTACAATTACCTGTAACTGGAGCAGCTGGAGCTGGTGGAGCTGGAAGTTGTGCTGATTATAGAGGATTAAGTGCTATGGGAGGTATTTTTACTCAACAAGCAACCGCAGGAGGAGTTGCAACAATTACTACTAATAGAACTATAGTACGAAATCTAAGTGGTAGAAGGATTAGAGTTATAGGAGGTTTAGGATTAGGGTTTGATGGTACTATTTTTTCTAACACTATAGGAGCAAACTCTGTAATTACAACTTCTGGGTCAACTACTTTTGATAACACTACTCAATATCAAATTTTTGCAGGTTCGTTATGGTATCAAAATGCTGGGACAGCTGGAGGATTTGTTGTTTATGATGCTGCAACGAATGTATGGACATCAAGAGCTGTAACTGGAGCAGCTTCTTGGGGAACAGACGGTTATTTAGTAGCTACTCCAGGAGGAGCTGAGATTTTCTTAACAAGTACAGTTACTTCTGCTGCTTCTACTACTTTAACCGATACAACTAAGGCTTGGTTAACAAATCAATGGGCTAATCATCAAGTAAGGATCTCTGCTGGTACAGGTGTTGGGCAGATTAGAACTATATCGTCTAATACTGGTACTGTTTTAACTGTATCTTCTGCTTGGACTGTTAATCCTGATGCTACTTCTACTTATATTATAGAAGGAAACGATGATTATTTTTATCTATTAGGAAATAATGCAGTTACTTTATATAGATATAGTGTCTCCGCAAATACATGGACTACTCTAACTCCGACTGCTGCTAGAGCTGGTGCTCCTGGAGCAGGAATGTCTGGAAGTTGGGTTTCTTCTGTTCCAACATGGGCATTAAATAGTAACGGTTCTCCTAATGCGTTGACTGTAGGTTCTACTGTTTATAAACAAAATGGAAGATATATTTTATCTTTTAGAGGAAATGCTACTAATACTTTAGATCTGTATGACATATCTGCTAATACTTGGATATCAGGTGTAGATTATGGAAATCGTAATGAAACTTTTACATTAGGTACAAATAGCGTTGATTATAAAGGAGATATCTTTATTATGAAAGAAGCTACGCAAAGAGTCTTAAAGTTTTCTATAGATGATTGGGCTATGAAATCTTTTACTTATAATCCAATACCACAAGGAACAGCTGTAGTAGGTCAAAAATTAGCTATATTGCCGTATGTTGATGGTGCTGATGAACTTGTTTTTTTATATGGTGCATCTCATACACGAACTGATTTTATAAGAAATCTAATAATCTAAATAAATATATGAAACTATACATAGTGATAGCTGCTCAAATTGCTGTTAATGAAAAAGGTCAATCTGTTATATTATATGATGATTCGACTGAAAAGTTTATACTTGATCCTGACGAATTAGAAGAAGGAGTTATAGCTCCTTCAATATTATATCAAAATTATTTACAAAATAAATTTAAAGATTCTCCTCAGTTTAATATAATAAGGCAATTATTAAATGTAGATACATCAATTGATATTGATGAAATTTTAGTGAATGAAGCTAAATCAAAATTATCTGAAGAAGAATTAAACGCTATAATCCAAAAATATACTAAAGAATAATTCATGAAGCCTATAAATAGACCTAATTCAAATCAAAACTTAATAGTATCGTCTAATACTATTACATGGGAGGGTCCTAACATTCCTTGTATAGAGTTATGCACAGGAGATACTGTTAGTTCTGTAGTATATAAAATAGCAGAACATTTATGTTCTATATATTCTAATATAGAAGATCTTAAAACTTTAGATTTAAAATGTGTCATAGAAAATTGTAATTCTTCTTGTGATTTAAAGGATTACTCTTTAAAAGCTATATTTGAAGTTTTGCTAAATAACGATTGTAAATTAAAAGAATTAATTGATTCTTTAGAATTTCAAATAAACAATATAGCTGAAGGAGGGTTAATATTATCTCTGGATTTATCTTGTCTTGAAACTCACTTTAATACTTTATGTATTGATAAGAATCAATATACTTTAAATGATTTATTGCAATGTTTTATATCTATGATCTGTGATCAAGAGACTAAAATTAAAGATTTATCTGATCGTATTCAATCATTAGAAGTATTAATTACAAACTTACAAAATACAGTAGTTACAGGAACATATACAGAACCTTCTTTTACTACATGTGCTAATACATTACCCTTAAATCATAGTAGTATAACACCTATTTTAGCTCAGTTAGCTTGTGATTTAAGAACTGACATAGGTACTGCTACAGAGATAGCTTCAGCTTTATCTCAACGATGTTTATCTGATTATCTTTCTAACTCGGATATTATATTAAATCCAACTAATTTAGCACAAGATGATTTTAATAAATGGGTAATTATATGTGATTTATTAGATAGAATAAAATCATTAGAAACAAATTGTTGTTCACCTTCATGTGATGATATTAAATTAGGATTTTCTTCAGTATATACAGTATCAAGTCAAACACTTACTTTAACATTTGCCAATAACACAGGTACTTCAATTCCTGTAGGATTTATAGATAACGGTTCTACAATCACTTTAAGTGATACTTCTAATAATACTATAACCTTACCTATAACTTTATCTAATGGTCTTATATGGATATCTCCTTCTTTATCGTTAGATTTCTCAAATCCTGTTACAGTAAAAATTAATAGTAATTTTATAGATAATTTAACTGGATTAATATGTTTGGATTGTTTTGGTCAAACTATTCCTGCTCAAGAAATTGAATGTGAAATATGTAAAATCTGTGCAGCTAATGGAAATGTAGGAGATGAAATTCAAATCACTTATACTACAGCTTCTAACTCAACTCCACAAACAGTTATATTAACTCAAGGAGCTTGTTTAAGTTTTGAGGTTCCTACAGATAAACCTAGTATATCTCAAGTTATTACTTTAACTCCAGGATCTGTAATTAACTTAACAAAAAATAGTGACTGTCCATCTGATGTTGTGATTCCTTTAAGTGTAGATCCTACTTGTTGGTTTTTCCCGCTACCTAAAAATGAACCTTTTACTCAAACTATTGTTGAAGGATTTGATTGTGCGTCTCCAAATACAGGACTGGTTCGATTTGGATACAACGTGGATTCATCTAAAATATACGAGTTTGTTGAATTAGATGCTAATATAGGTATCATTCCTTTATCTGGTAAAATAGCTAATGTTGCAAATGCTATACCAGGTGTAGGGACTGTAGGATCTTATTCTATTTCAACAAGTCCTAATACACCTACTTATACAAGTATGTTTATTGATTGTAATGCAGTTGAGGGAGCTATTGTTTATGGTGGGGGTGGTGAGTTTGATACATGTCAATTCATGTCTGGGCAATCATTTACTTTAGATACGTTAGGTTTTCAGATAGGTCCTAATTATGGAATATATTTAAAAATAATTGGGCAACCTAGTACTTCAATTCCAGAAATAAAGTTATTCGATCCGTTTAGTAATCAACATTTTTATACCAAAGGTCAATTAATAAATTCATGTCCATGTTAAATTTATCATTTACAAATTATAATGCTGAAGAATTTGTTTGGGATGGTCCTACTATCTCATGTTTAAATTTATGTCATGGGGATTTGGTTTCTGATGTAGTTTACAAATTAGGTAAGAAAGTTTGTGATTTAGTGGATGACTTAAATTTTGAAGATTTAGATCTAGAATGTTTAATTGATAAATGTAATGATTCTTATTGTTTAGATGATAGATCTTTAAAGAATTTATTTATCTTATTAAATCATAACGATTGTTCCCTAAAAGAACTTATTGATGCTTTAGTTGATTCATTTAATGATAAAAAAGTCATTAATTTAAAATTGGATTTAACTTGTCTAAAAAATTGTTTAGATATAACTCCTCCAAAATATCAATTCTTATGTGCTGATAACGGATCTGTAGGGGATTCTATCTCTATTACATATTTTACATCTGAAGACCCTACACATCAAACTCTTACTTTATTAAATAAAGAATGTAAACGATTTAACTATCCTAGTCAAACGATTACTATAGTTAGTTATACATCATTAAATCCTGGATCACTAATTCAACCTATTGTTAGGCTATCAATAGGATTTAGTAATTGTTCTGATTGTGAAAATTACATTACAGAAATATTTAATATAAATGGAGAATGTTATAAACAGCAGGATATTAGTATCTCAAATATTTTGCAGTTTCTCATTTATAGATTATGTTGTATTGAGGGTATTCTAGTAGATATGGATACAAGGGTTTCTGATATGGAATCTTTATATTCATCTATTGTTAATTCTTGGTCAGTTTATACTGAACCTTCTATTACATCTTGTTTATCTGTAAATCCTTTATTACATTCATTATTAACGAGTAGATTAGCTAATACTTTATGTGATATTAGAGATTCGCTAGGTAGTTCTTTGGATATTCAAAAAACAATAGCTAAATCTTGTGAGGTATCTTGGATAAGTATTGACTTACCTAATGTGTGTTTTCCTAGTTCTCCAAATAGGGTAGTTAATAATGTTATTATTGGTGGTATTAATTATCCTATTAATGTAGCTGTGGGAGTAGGGGACCCTATATCTATAGTAAATGCTTTAAATAATAATTTACCTGTTTCATTAGCTTCTTTCTCATTTAATCAAAATTTAAATCAGTTAGTTTATATTAATCAGTCATCAAGTCCTATATTGATATTTATGACAGATTGTTCAGGTTTAAGTTCCATAGTTATAAACTTTGTTGAATTTTCTAGCTCTGTTTATAATTTAGCTCAAAACTCTGAAAATCAATGGTATTTGTTATGTAATTTAATTTCACGAGTTAAAGCTAAAGAACTTTCTTCATGTTGTATTCCTTCTTGTAAAGATCTTAAAATCAATTTTGCAGAGGTTTATATTGAAGATGAAGGTGTTTATAGTTTATTATTTAATAAAAACTATGGGAACATTATACCAGCAGGTTGGGTTGATTGTGGTTCTAAGCTTACTGTAACAGATAGTAATAATATATCCTATACTTATGATATTGAATTCCAACAAGATTTTACATATGATTTGGATTTATCTGGTTTAAATACTGGAAAACCTTTGACGTTGAATATCAAAACTTGTTTATCTAACGGATCTTTGACTTGTAAAGAATGTATTACTAAGACTCTTCCTGCTGTTCAAGATGCTTGTAGTTTATGTAGAATATGTGCTGGTGGTTCTGTATCAACTGATCAAATTAAAGTTACTTATACTACAGCTGATAATGATAATATAAGAAGTTCGATATTAAGTTCAGGTATGTGTTTAACTTTTAAAGTTCCTGAAGAATCACCTATTATTACTTCAATAATGATTTTAAGAGCTGGATCAGATATAGAATTATATGTTGATCCATCTACTCAATGTTCTGAAAATATTATACTACCTCAACCTAAGATTAATACATGTTGGTTCTTTCCAATACCTTTATCTGAATCTTTTAATATTAATATGAAACAATGGCAGAATCTATCTCCATTCTTTAAATTAGATTTTGATTTTTCAGAGAATTTAACAAACTCCTTTAAGTTTAAGACTTTAAAAAGTGATGTAGGTATAACTAATTTATCTCCAACAAATACATTGGATGTAGAGTTAATAAATGCAAATTCTTCATTACCTCTTGGAGTTCCAGCAGGTTCAATGAATCCTGATGAAATAATTATAAAACCTTCAGTCCCTACATATAGTCTTGGAGCAATTGCTAGTGTGACAACATGTGGTCAGATCGTTGGTACTCATTCAGGTGATACAAATGCTCCTGGAAGAATTACAGTTGGTATTACAAATGCAGGTTCACAGCAAGAATTGACTTTTGATTATTATAATGAAAATAATTTAGGACTTATTTTAGAACTTCAAGGACAAGATCCTTCAAATATTCCTGAGTTAACAATTACAGATCCAGTAACAGGAACAGAAATGATAATTAAAGGACAATTATACGATGATTGTACTTGTCAATAAATAATTAAATAATAATAAAATAAATAATAATAAAATGAGTTGTTCATCTTTAAATCCTTGCGGTACTTGTTTACAATGTACTCAATCATACCAATGTCCTCCAGCACCTTGTAATACAGGTTGTCTTTATGATGTTCCTTCGGATTGTGTGTTTACTTCTAAGGATTTAGATCTTTGTGGTAATACAATTGCTTTAGGTACAAAGCTAACAGATGTATTAGAAAGTATTATGGAAGCTGCTTGTGATGGTATAGAGATTATAAATCAAGATACTAGAGTTAAGATTTCTGCAAATGATACTACTACAGGATATCTTGAAAATAAAATTATAGAAGGTAATGGTATTAACATTACAAAAAATAATGTAGGTGCTAATGAAAGTTTAACAGTAGCCGTTCAAGCCTCTTCTCAACCTAATAACTGTTTATCTGTTTTACCAGATGGAGTATTTGTAGCGTGTCCTACATCATCAGCTAGTACATTAGTTCAAACAACTGATACATCTACAATTGACTTTACAACTACATCTATCCCAGGTGGTTATAATGTAACTGGCGCAGTTAAGATTGATAATACAGCTGGAAACGTATTAACTATTGGTGCTAATGGTTTATATGTACCGACTCCTCCTACTGCTATTCCTTTAGGAATAACTGCATTAGATACTTTTACTATAGATACTACTGCTACATTAGTTGGTTCTAATTATAATGTTAGTTCTCAATTACGAATAGATCCTGCATCTACTTTACCTTATTCTATTGGTCCTAGTGGATTAAAATTAGATTGCTGTGCTACAGGTAATACTTTATTAACTGTTACAGATTCATCTACATTAGATTTGACTTTAACTCCTATTTCAGGAGGTTATAATTTAACTGGTGCTGTTATTTTATCTCCTAATGCTAATAATGGTTTGCAGTTACTTGGTAATGGTTTATATTATCCTAATGCTGGTGCAACAATAGGTGTTCAAGATACTAATAGTATAGATTATACTTTGTTACCAGGGAATGTTGTTACTGGAAGCTTAAAATATCAAGATAGTAACACTATCAACTTAGATGTTCCTAACTCTAGTGGTTTAACAGCTCATGTTAAATTATCTACTGATGGAGGTAATATTCTTGTGAATGGTACAGATGGAGCTTTATATGTTCCTGCTTCAGGTGTAGCTTATTCTACTGATTCATGTAATATAGCTCAAGCAGGTACTGATGGAGATATTTACGTTCCATTTGTAGATCAACTTTCATTTATTGAAATATATAATGATGGAACTAATTTATTGTTACGTTTCTCTGGAATCTCTAATGTTGCTGCTGATTATGAAGTTGAATTTAGAGGAACTACAGGTAGTCCTTTAAATTGGGTAAATGGGGATATTAATTTTGTATCTCAGACAAGTGGAGTATTGACTTATACAATAATTGGTACAGCTGCTGCAAGAGCCGCATGTGAAGTAATTGGAGTTAGAGTTAGGACGTTATGTTCTCCAATTGAAAGTCAATGGATTTCAGCTTATTATCATCCTGATGATGATTTAGAATTTATTTCTAGCAATAATACTGTTTCTGTTGCAACTACATCTGATTGTGGTATTTTGGATGTAACTATTGATAATACAACTACATGTGCTCCTTTTATATCTACAGATTTTAGTAGAACATTAGTAAATTATGATGGTAATGTATTTTTAAGAGTGTTTCACTCACCTACTACTAATAATTACGATCATGCAGATGTCAGAGTATTTTATACAGATACAGATGGTCTTGTTGCTTCAGTGCATCAAATTATATCTACGTATAATAATACTAATGTTCCTGCATACATTTTATTACCAAACTTTGATAAATCTATAAATCAAAATGCAACAATACGTTTTTCTCGTATTTGTGATTTAACTCATGCTACTGATGTATCAGCTCCATTGAATGTTACTCTTGCTTGGAGTAATTCTACTTATTGTAATGATGATGTTTGGAAATTATTAGGAGCAGGATCGTATGTATCAGGTGGATTCTGGACAGCTAACTTTGCTGTGCCTCCTTCACCAGCAGCGTATAAAGTAACAGGTCGAAGAGAATTAAAGCTTGCTGGAACTATGACATGTAGAGTTACTTTTACAGGAGATAGCGGTTGGTTTAATGTAATAGATCTTACAACAATTACATGTTTTCCTTTACCTACTATAACTGTTGATTATTTTCCTCCTCAACAAATGGAAATAAACTTATTAACAAATGTATTAGGTGAACCTACTGTACTAGTTAGACGTAGTGGTAATTTCTTACAATTAAGATGTATATCAAACGGTATAGCTTTTACAAATCATACATTAGTAGTAGCTCTTTCTTCAATTATTATAAATTAAAATATATGACAACTAAAATAGTAATAGTCAATAAATGTGGGAAAGGAAATGGTTGTGTTATAACTATTCTTCCTGCAATGATTCAAAAAGAAAAACTTGAATTGTTACGACTCTAAACAGCTTCCATAAAAATTTCTTTGTTGGTTTAGAAATTTTGATCCCTCTTTTTTAAGAGGGATTTTTTAATTTATACTAATATAATCAAAATTTGATGAAAATCTATATTTTTTCATTTCACTTTCTCTACCTTCAAAATGGTCTAAGATAAAATCTATAAATTCATTTAAAGGTACATCTCCAGTTACTTCTATTAGTTTTTCATCTTCCATTATCATTATTAATCTTTCTTCTTTCATAAATATATTTAAAGTGTAAAATTAATAAACTTTTTCTAAATATATTTTTTTATATTAAACTTATTTTATACCTTTGTTATTCAGAAGAATAATTCTGGTAGCCGTGAGAAGCTAAACATCAACTTTAATAATTAATAAACTTTTTTTAAATTCGTATTATTATTCAATAATATGTTTAGCTTCTCACAACAAAGCCCAGAGTTTCTACTTTGGGCTTTTTTTATGGAAATGATTCAAAAATATAAGTTATTAGCATTTATTACTCTTTGTAAAAAGAGTAGGAATAACTCTGTGTTCTTATATCAGAATGAATCTTCAGTTAAAAGAAGTAAAGAGTTAGGTGTTAGTTTTAATACGTTCAAAAAGTTTAAAGTTATTTGTTTAGAGAATTCCTTATTAAAAGAAGTTAATGGTCATTTAATATTTGTTAAAATGTTAGATGTTTTAACCTTTCTAAACGATGGTATTATTTGTGAGAAAAATCTAACATTTAACAGATTTATATTATTTTTTAACTATGTAACATATAAGAACATTAGTTATAAGAACATATATAATCAAATTAGAAAATCATTAGTATTAAAAAATTATAAGCAACAGGAATATAATATTAAAAGAAACAAATCTTTCATTAAAGATTTAGGTCACGGTAATAAAAAAGCAATTAAAGTATTGATTAAACAAGCTAGGAGCTTGGGTAAATCAACTACTGAATATCTCAAATGTTTACCTAAACATAAAGAAAGAATAGTATCTGGGAAAAATCATATTTCTAAAATAATAGGAATGTCTCCTTCAACAGGACAAAGGTTATTAAAAGAACTTTCTAAAAAAGAAGTTACTAGAATTGTCATAACTAAACAGCTATCTAAAAATATTCAAGGATATGATTTAGATTTATTGAGATACCTGAATCCAGGTAAAGCTGTTCATTTGACTAAATCAGGAACTTTCATGTATTTAGGTTCTTTAATCTCTTTAAAAAAGACTTCCCCTAAAAATTGCTTTTAGTAGGTATCAAAACGTTAATTTTAAAAAAATAATAAGATGTTTAATTATAAAGAAGATAATGAATTTTGCATAAAACAATTGTGTTCAGAAAAAGGAGTTTCTGTTATAGAACGCGGTAACACTTTGATAATCAAAGAGTTAACTGTAAATCAGTTATTAAATTCTGTTCATAATTCAAAGAATAATTTTTATAAAAGATTTAAAGACAGGGAATCTTTATATTTTTATTGTTCAAATCAATTAAAAAAATAATATATTTGCAGTATGAAAGATAATGTAAATCATCCACCTCATTACAATCAAGGGATTGAAGTAATAGATTATATAGAATCATGGGGATTAGATTCTGATGCTTATTTGTTCAATGTTATTAAGTATATAACCAGGGCAAAGTTTAAAAACAATGAACTAGAGGACTTAAAAAAAGCAAGATGGTATTTAGATAGAAAAATTCAAAACTTAGAATCAAATGCAAAATAGTGTCGAATTAATAGGTTATTATGGTTCTGATATAACTCATGCTCAATCTGCTTGGACTTCTACTGTCAGAGATTTATCTGAAGAGAAATTAAATAGAGTTGATAAATTATTAGCTTCATTAGCAGAAGCTGGACATCATACTCCCTTTGAAAAGTCCAGTTTACATTTTTTAGTTAATGTAGATCAAGCAACTCATATTCATTTATTAAAACATCGTATTTCTGTTTCTATAAATGGAGAAAGTGCTCGTTATAAAGAATTAAAAGAAGACAAATTTTATCTTCCTGTAGATTGGATTAATATTAAATATCAAGGATCAGATACAGAACGGATTGAAGGTATAGGTAATAAAGATTGGTATAGAATTTTAGAAGATTATACAAAGATGGGAAATGTATTATATCATCAAGCTATAAAAGATCTTACCCCAATATTAGGTAAAAAAAGAGCAAAGGAATCTGCTAGATTCTTTAAAACAATTAATTCTCAGATAACATTAGATATAATGTTTAATTGGAGAAGTTTTGTTCATTTTTTAAGATTACGAAACGATGAAGCTGCTCAATTAGAAGTAAGAGAATTAGCTAAGACTATGTTAGATTTAGTTAAAAATATTGAAGGAAATCCTTTTCAACATACAATAAATGCTTTCAAATTATGAAACCTGCAAATAGAGAAAGAAAAAATGAAATAAAAGCTATAAACGCTGTTCAATTAAATGATGAGCAAAAAGAAGCAAAACGTTTAATTATTGAAAATCAAATTGTAATAGTTACAGGTAGAAGTGGGTCAGGTAAATCGTTAGTATGTGCTAATGTAGCTTTAGATTTTCTAAAGAAAAAACAAGTAGAATGCATTTATAATACTAGAGCTGTAATTGAAGTAGGTAAAACTTTAGGTTTTTTACCTGGAGGACTAGATGAGAAATTCGATCCTTATATGGAAGCAATTATTGAAAATTTAAATAAATGTTGCACCGATAAGACTGAAGTTACTAGATTAATTGAGCAAGGTAAAATTAAGGCTTTAATTCCTCAATATATTAGAGGAAAAACAATGAATGATATTTTAATTGTTGAAGAAAGTCAAAACTTAACTTCTCATGAAATGTTAGCAATTGTTACTCGTTTAGGTAAAGAAGGAAAAATTGTCATAAATGGAGATAATGATCAACAAGATATTAAAACTCCAGATGGTTCTATGAACGGTTTAACATATATGATTAACATGTCAAAAGTGATTCCTGAGATTCAACATATTCATTTAAAAGAAAATCATAGAAGTGATTTAGTCGGAAAGATATTAGATTATGCATACAATAGATAATTCAGGTGTATATTTATTGGCGTGTCCTTATGCTGGTACAACTATGTTAAAAATAGGATTTGCCAAAGATGTTAAAAAGCGCATAAAGACTCATAAGTCATCTAATCCTTTATTAGAAGTTATAGGATATATTTATTCAGAAGATTACAAATGGTTAGAAAAAGACATTCATAAAAAATGTGCTAAATATAAGTATTCAACTGAATGGTTCTTTTATAAAGAAGAAATAATAAATTATTTTAAACAACATGAACAATTTAGAAACATTTGATGATCTTACAGGGCTTTATGATAAATTAAAGCCACAATATTATATAGGTTATGATACATACAAAGTAGGTGACGTCTCATATAAGATAATGGAAGGTTTTGACGTACATTTAATGTGGGGTCCTTCTAAAGAAATGAAGGAAGGAGATAAATTATTAAAAAACATAGATATATGTCTAGAATTAATTGATGAATATGAACGAGGAATATCAAAAATATGATTTAGTTGTAGAATATAATAATCATATTGAACAACTATTAAATGAAAGACCTGATAAACGTAAGAAAACATTATACAAAGACTGGCTCAAAGAGATTAATCATTTCGCAAGAGAAGCAAATAAACTTGCAAAGTTCCCTATTTATGGGATTTTCAAGTAATTAACATTTAGATAACTCCGTTTCGAGCGAAATTGATAGTATATTTGTAATCTAAAAGAAAATAATATGAAAAGAATTCACACACTGTTGTTACTGAATCCAAGTTATTGTAAATGGGGATCTGAGCGTTTAGCTATTAAAACAGGTTTAGCGGTATCAACTATTAATCGGTTTAAAAAAACAGAATTATTTAAACAAATTAAATCAAATTATTTAAGAGGATTGTAATCCTCTTTTTTCTATGGGAAAGGTTTCTAAAAAGAATATAGAAAATAATGAAAAACAATGGTTGTTTTTTTACACATTACTTCAATCAAAGGGAAAGTTTTCTGAAATATCAGGGGATCCATTATACGGAGAGTTAAATTCAACATGGTTTCATCATATTTATCCTAAATCTAAATATCCAAATTTACGATATTGTCCTGAGAACATTATCATAGTAACTCCAGATGAGCATAATGCTATTGAACTTGGTCAAAGTTTTCCAGAGTTAGAAAAAAGAAAAAAGAATATAGCTGAAAAATACGATATATTAATAGAAGATACTAAAGAATATTTAAATGAGTATTTAAATCCAATTTACGAACATGTTAAGTCAAAGACAAACTTTTTCAAAAAAAGCAATTAAATCAATCTTAAAAGATTTAGATTTTGAAAAGATTCATAAAAAGTATAGAAGAAAAATTGTAAAAACAAATTTAGTCGATTTTGTTTTTGAAGTAATAGCGGAAGATTATCATATCTCTTTAGAAAAAGAAACATCTAGCATATTACTTATTTCTACAGACAATTTTGAGGAATATTTGAGTTATATATTTCAATTCTACGACATATTAAATGAAAATAATGAAAAAACCAACGATTAAACGATTATATTTTGATATAGAGACTTCCTATAATATAGGTTCTTTTTGGGGATTAGGAAAACAATATATATCATATCAAAATATAATTCATGAAAGAGCTATAATCTGTATATGTTACAAATGGGAACATGAAAATACAGTACATCATTTAACATGGGACGCTTCTCAAAATGATAAAAATATGCTTGAAAAGTTTTTAAAGATAGCAAATCAAAGTGATGAATTAGTTACTCAGAATGGAGATAATTTTGATATTAAATGGTTAAGAACCAGGTGTTTATATCACGGTATTCCAATGTTTCCAACATATTCGACATTAGATACTTATAAAAAAGCTAGATCTGGATTTAAATTTAATAGTAATTCATTAGATTATATGGCTCAGTTTCTAAAAATGGGAAGAAAGAATAAAATGTCTTTATCAGATTGGGATGATATAATCTTAAGAAAAGATACTAAAGCTTTACAAAAAATGGTTACATATTGTAAAAAGGATGTAACTTTATTACAGAATATCTATAAAAAACTATCTCCATATATTACCCATTCTACTCATCATGGAACGTTACAAGGAAAATCTACAGTATCTTGTCCAGAATGTACTAGTGATGAAATGGTTGTCTCTAAACATAGAGTAACCGCAGCAGGTATTAAGAAAATACAATTACAATGTAAATCATGTGGAAAATATCACACAGTTTCAGAAACAAGTTTAAATAAAACAAAATGAAAATAGATCACACTATTGAAATCTTATTACAAGGTATAAGTGCATATAAAGAAAAAATATCAAATATTATCCTTTTTTATGACAAACCGTTGCCTAAAGCAGCAGTAGAAGAAATAACAGAATATGAAGAAAAAATTAAAGAATTAAAAAATGTAATGGATTTTTTAGAAAAATATAAAAATAATTAAAATCAATTATCAACTTGTCTTTTAACCACCTGTAAAATCAGGTGGTTTTTTAATTTTTAAAATTAATTGTCATTCACAATAAAAATTAGTAACTTATATTGTACTTTTATAGTTATGGAAGATAATATTAATAAGCAGAACTTTATTTTAGAAAAGCTTTTAGATAAAGCCAAGGATAGAGGAGCTGTATATAAGTACCCATTAAAAATGGAAGATATCCCTAAAATGCCTCGTTTTAGAGATACTGATTTTAGATATAGGGTTGTTGAAGAAGCTTATAATCATTGGAGAGCTGATATTAATAATCAAAGTAGAATAAGTAAGTTTACTATAAGAGATTTTCAGCGTGTATGGAAATATATAGCTGATGAGTTATTTGCAGAGTTAGAGAATAATTTTCAAGGAGTAAGATTACCAGAACAGCTTGGAGAGATGTATATAGGAGTTCCTCCTAATTTAGAATATTATGTAATTGTAAATAGACCTAATCATAAGCATATTGTCTGGCGTAATAAAGTTAAATATTGCAATGTTAATTTAAGATATTGTTACTTTAGTACTTTTCATAAAAGATATCGATCAGCTATGTTAAGGGATGATTTTTATAAAAGTGCAAAAGAGAAAATGCATATATTTCCTCATAAAAAAAATAATTAATGTTAGTATCAGAAGCCATATCTCAAGTAAAAAATGATTTAAAATTAGTTCATGCTGATAAGCGTGTCACTAATAAATTCATTTATTCATTGTTAACTAAACATGCTGCTTGGTTGATTAAACGAGAGTCTGATCAATTACGTTTAATTAAGTCTGATAATATATGGCAAACATTACATTGCATAGAAACAATAGATGTTCCTACTACTGATCCTTGTTGTAAGTTTAAATCAAAGTGTTCTATATTAAGAACTAAAGATAAACTACCTGAAACTTTTGAAGATAGTTGGGGAATATTAGTGAAGCACGTAGCTTCTATTGATAATTCTCAGGATTTACATCCTATTAAGATGTCTGAATGGACTAGAAAATTAGATAATCCTAATTTTAAATATGATAAAACTAAATATTATTTTTATAAAGATGGATATCTTTATTTTCCTAATATAACCTGGAAATTAGTTACGATTACTGGATATTTTAAAGATGATATAACTAAATATAATTTATGTGATGAAACATCTCAAACTTTAAATTGTTCTATATTAGATACGGAATGGAGAGTTCCTTTACATTTACAATCTATGATTATAGATTCAGTATTAAAAGAATTGACAGCAACTTATCTTCAGATTCCTTCACAAGAAACAAAAATTGATAAACAATGACATTAGATCATATAAAATATATAACTTTTTCTCAATTAATGAGTTCAGTAGAATCTGATATGGATTCTTTTGCGGATTCAGGAATGATTGATAGATCTAAGTATATCAAAACAGTAAGGAAAGTTAATTCAGATTTAGGTATTAGAATAAATAAAGAAAAAGAAAAGGTATTACCTATTAAAAATTATAAAATTCAATTACCTGATGATTTTGAATATTTACAATTAGCTCTACTTTGTAAAGAAAATCCAACTTCATATAGTGTATCTGATTCTGTAGATCCCGCTAAATTAGTTCCTGTAGTTACTTCTTGTAATATTCCGAGTGGTTGCAGTCAATGTCCTAAACCATCATGTTCAGGAGAAGGTTCTGTTAATTTATGTGGTAACTGTTATAAGATCTATGAGTATCAAGCTCAAGATTTAACTATTGTATATGACACAAATTGTCCTGTAAAATTAACAAAAAGAAGTCATAATTATTGCGCAGATTCATGTTTAAACCTATTATGTTCTTCTGACAAGTATAAATATACATTAGACTTAGATGATAGAATTATGACTATATCAGGAATTAAAGAAGGGTATGTTTATATTAATTATTTAACTGATATGGTAAATGATGATAATGAGGTTTTAATTGTAGATCATCCTTTAGTTAATGATTTTTATGAATATTCCGTAAAGGAAAAGATGTTAGAGAATTTTTTATTAAATTCTGATGCTGATGTAGCTAATAAATTAAAATATGTAATTGATCAAAAACGATTAGCTCGAATTGAAGCTATGAATTTTGTCTATATGCCAGAGTATACAGAAATAGTAAGTTATCAAAATGCTAAAAGACAAAACTTTTATAATAGATATTTTAAAGCATTTGAACGATACTAATGACATTATCTAAATACATATATGTAGATGCACAGTATGAATATACTTTAGAGATTATTTTTACAACGGATGTAAAACGATCTTTGAAAGCACTATATAAGAAATGGGATTTAGATGAAGAACCAGATGATTGTGAAGCATGTACTGTAACATGTCAATATGAGGATCATAATGATATAACTAAGTATGCATTAGTGTTTAATGTAAATAATTTATCTCATAATATTATATCTCATGAGCTTTTACATTTAGCTTGTTTTATTTTAGATGATAGGAATATAGATTTAAAAGGAGGTAATGATGATTATGAAAATGCAGCTTGGTTAATTGGACATTTGACTGAAATAGTATATCAAGCTATATCTAAAGAAAAATATAAAATCAAACCAACTGCAATCAAAGCAAAAATTAAAAAAATTGGATAAATCTTCTTTAAATAATTACACAAATTATCCCAGTAAAGGATTAAACATGGATTACTCAGAAATGAGTAATAATAAAGACATGTGGGTATATGCTAGAAATGTAGTTTTAAATTCTCAAAATGGAGATCTTCTTCATATAGAAAACGAACCTTCTACATTACATTGTGTTGATTTTCCATATACATATATTAGCTCTATCAAATTAAAAGATAACAGATATGCTGTATTTACAACAGATAATTTTTATTCTGAAATAGGTATATTTGATGCTCAAAATTGTAGTTATTCTAGATTAGTAAATGACAGTTGTTTAAACTTTTCAACTGATAATCCTATATTTGGTCATTCAAAAGAAAACTATGATGGATCAGAATCTATATATTGGGCTGATGGACAACGTAATGAATTAAGAACTTTAAATATATCAAAGATTTCATATAGATATACTGAAGATGATGACAATTGTAAAACTAAAACATATTCTACAGATTTAGATTGTAATGAATTATCTTTTACAAAAAAAATAAATATCCCAGAAATTAAATCTGAAAAAGGTTCATTTGGTACATTAAAAAACGGAACATATCAATTTGCAATAGCTTATTCATCTAATAATCAACGTATTACAGATTATTTCTCTACTACTCATCCTGAACAAATATGGTCTCATAATAAGAGTAACGGTTCAATTGATATTACAATATCTAATTTAGATGTTGATTTTGAACGATATCAATTATTAGTAATAGCCAATATAGATAATCAAACTATCTATAAAATATTAGGAGAATACAATATTAATCAAGTTAATCATTCTATTATAACAATAGAAAAACCAGAACATATATCTATTCCTCAAGAAGAAATATCTATTAAAAGAACTTATTATCAAAAAGCAGATTATTTAGTTGCAAATGATCAGTTTTTATTTTTAGCAGGAGTTTCTTCTAGAAAAGAATTAAATTATCAAAAACAAGCTTTAGACATTGTTTCTAAATATGTTGTATATAGAGTTCCTTTAGATCACTATTCTACATTTAATGATCCAGGTTATTATAGAGATGAAGTTTATTCCTTTTCTATTCAATGGTTATATGATGATGGTGAATGGTCTTCTTTAAGTCATATTAAAAATAGAGATGCTAAATCAGTTGAACTCCAAACAGTATATGGGGATGATACTTTTTCAGATACAGAATGTTCCAAACCTAGTCCAAATTATTATTGGCAAATATATAATACTGCTGAAAAACCTTCTTTTAAAAATCAAGAATTTTTAACATGTGATAGAACTATATTATCAGAAGGTTTAATGGCTTATCATGAATCTACTGATTTATATCCTGATAATAAGTCGTTATTTGGAGAATATTCTTGTACGCCAATTAAACATCATAAATTTCCTGATGAATCTATTGTTCCTCGTTATACTGTTTTAGATGGTAGAGTTTACTTAAACATATTAGGTGTTAAGTTTGAAAATATTTCACATCCTATCGATGAAAATGGACATATCCGCAAAGATATAAAAGGGTATAGAATTTGGAGAGGAGACAGATCTAATAATAGAAGTGTTATAGCTAGGGGTGTATTTACGAATGTCAGAGAATATACTGATCAAAAAACAAAAAAGACATTTAAGTATTCCAACTATCCTTATAATTATACTAAATCTGATTTATTTATATCTGAAAAACAAACTTATAATAAGCAGAATGGAGAAAAAGATTATATAGCTCCAAAAACAGTTAAAACTGATGAATTTACTTTTTATTCTCCACATTGTTTATTTGACAGAGTTGGATTAGGAGATTATGTAACTTTTAATAGTCAAGAAACAGCCAATGTTGAAGGTTTTTTCAGTTATGTAAATAAACATCCTAAAGCTAAATTATTATCAGATAAAGTTATTTATTATGCTACTGTAATTGGTGCTATTGATGGTGTAATGAGAGCTTTTGTAGGAGCTAAAACTGAAACAAAATATACAGACGGTTCTGTAACCACAGAAGCAGGTACAGGAGGAAAAGTAGTTTCATACCGTCAAATGAAACAAGTCCAAAGAACTAATGATATATTAAAGTCTGTAGCTAATTTAGATGCTGGATCAGGTTCAGCAGCTGAAAAAGCATTATTAAAAGCGTTATCTTCATTAGCTAAATTTGGAGCATTTGCTTATTTTATGGCTGAAACAGCTCAAAAAGTAATTGATACAGTATATAATGTAACATCATGGAAAGAATATGCTATACAATATAATTCCAGAGCTTTTTTTAATATTCAAAATATAATTAAAAAAGAGAATTATAGAAGACGTATTGATACTTATCAATATTTATCATCAGGATTAAATACATTAGTTGCTTCACCTACAGAAACATATAATAATTTATATAAAGAAGATAATGTATTTATAAAGTTAAATAAATCTGTTAAGTTATTAACAGGAGATAATTCTCAAATTTTAATTTCTAAATCTAATACTTGCGGAGAGGTTGATGTACCTATTGAGACTAAAGCTACTTTATATTATGGAACTGTAAAACGAACATATCCTAATCAATATGGTCAATTAGATACAATTAATTATGTAGCTACCAATGGGACTTATTATAAAGTAGATGCAAATCCTTCATTATTAACTACTTATTCTACTGGGTTAATATTAGGAGGAGATTGTTATATTAATAAGTTTTCTGTCAATAATCCAACTGATTTATTTTCAGATCCATTATATGAAGTACCAGATGGATTTCCTTATAACTATAGAAATTATAAAGCATTAGCGTATCCTAGATTCTGGGCTGATACTACTCCGTATGAGTTTTTAAATATCATTCCTACTCCAAGTATTACAAATAAATCATCATTTCCAAAAGAATCAAATCTACCAAGACAGAAATACAATTTAGATTGTAAGAACAAAAAAGGTTTTTCATTAATTAATGATTCTCATTTTTATACATCTATAAATGGTGTATTTGAGTTTATTGTTGAATCAGATTATAATTTAGATTTAAGAGATTGGAAAAAAAGTAAACCTGATTTTTATACTCAGAATCCTGATTTAAAGCATTTGTTTAAAAATAAAGGTTCTGAGAGAGGATTTGAAGAATTTATATATGATAAGAGTTTATCTAAGAAAATGAACGATGAATACTTTTATCAACAAGCTTTAGATTATGATCCGACCACGGATCATCCTTATAAAAAGAATAAGACTGTTTATTCTTTACCTGCATTTGTTGATCAGAAGTTTGATAGTTGGTTAACTTTTCTACCAAATAATTCATTTAATTTTTCAAATTCCCAATTTGGGAACTTAACTTCTATTCAAATTATTAGTGATCAGAAGTTATTATTTTTATTTGATAAATCTTCTCCATATATAACACCTGGAAGAGCTGAATTAAAAACAGTAGATAATGAAACGGTATATTTAGGAGACGGTTCTTTAATTCGAGATCCGAGACCTTTATTGATAACGGATGATAATTTTGGAAACTGTCAATCTCGATATGCGTTTAATAATACAAAGTTTGGATTTTTTTATCCTTCTCAAAGAAAAGGTAATTCTTTTCAATTTTCATCTAATTTAGATGAGATATCAAGAAATGGAATGTATTTCTTTCATAGTAAAGAATTACCTTCTAAGTTATTACAATCTTTTTCTAATTATAAAAATAATGATAATCCTTTTAATGGTGTAGGATTAACATCTGCGTATGATCCAATTAAAGAAATATATTATTTAACAAAGATTGATTTTGTTCCTATATTTACAGAAATTACATATAATGAAAAAGATAATAGATTTTATTATAACAATAAACAAGTGTCCTTATCTGATAGAAGATATTTTGCTGATGCTGGGTGGACTATATCATATAGTCCTTCATTAAAAGCTTATATCTCTTTTCATGATTATAAACCTGTTGAATATTTAGTAGGGGAAAGAAACTTTTTTTCTGTAATTAATCATAATAATAAATCTTCGATTCATCAACATAATGTTAGGTGTGATTCATATTGTAACTTTTATGGAGTAGATTATCCACATGCTTTTACATTACCCATTAATAATGGTCCTGAAGTTCAAGTATTAAATTCAATAGAGTTTCAGTCAGAAACTTATTTATATAATAATAATTGTAGAGATAGATACCATGTTTTAAATGAATCTTATAACAAAGCATTAATATATAATACTGAACAATGTTCAGGATGGTTAACTTTAAATGCCAAACAAAAACAAAAGATGTCACAACATCTTAAATACGATAAAGTTAATTTTAATAATTCAACACAATCTTATGATATTTATGTAGATAAAGTAGAACAAAAATATAGATTTAATCAATTTAGAGATATTTCTATAAATAGAAGTTTATCACAACCTTTATTATTAACAGATCATACAGGTTATAATTTCATCTTAAATCCTTTATCGATAGATTATAATAAATCTATATATGAAAAAACTTTATTTAGGCATTCTCATTCTAGATTATATTTAGAAAGAACTGTTTCTGGTCCTAATAAATTAATATTTTATTTATCAAATTCTCAACAAGTTAATTCTCCAAGATAATGATTAGAAAGTTAAAAAAATATCAGCAAGGCGGATCGTTTAGAGATCAATTATTTCCTGAGAATAAACCTGTTGTAGATCAAGGTAATTTTTCAAAAGTCAAATATACACCAGCTCAAAAAGCTGCAATGCAAAATGCAAATCTTGTTAGAAAAAATGAAGAAAAAAAGAAGTTACAAGATGAGATAGCTGCAAGACAATCTAAAGAAAAAGGAACGCCATATAAACTTCCAACAGGAGTAACTAAAAAATATAAAGATATGACTCTTAAAGAAAGAGCTTATGTTGATGCTCAATCTTTAAGAAATAAAGGTAGATGGAATGAAAACCAAGTTGAACAACCTTTTTTAAATACATTTAATCCTATTACCATGTTATATGATATGGCAGCGGGATTAGGTGAAGCTCCGTTAACATCTGATGTAAGTAATTCTTATATGCCTTATGTAACAGGTGTAGTTGCACCTTTAGCTGTTGGTGCATTCGCTGGAATAGGTGCTAAAACTACAGGTCAATTTGTTAATAACTTAGTAAACCCTTTAGCTGACATAGTTAATGCAAAAAAAATTAAAGACTATCAAGAAGGATTTAAAAGAGTGTTACCTGAAAAACAATATTTGATAGGTGAATTTAGCGGAAATAAATTTAAGGAACTAAAAAAATTAGCTCTTTCTTTATCTCCAAATACAACACAGGCATTAGGAAAACTTGATGCTAATATTGCTAAGGAAATGTTAAATGATTACAGGTTTGGAGAATATTCTACAGTAAAAGATTTTAGAAGAACTGTTAAAAAAGCATTATTAGAATCAGAAAGATTAAAAAAAATAAACCCTAATGTAGACTTTTCAAGAGACTTAGGAATCCAAAGTTGGATGTTAAAAAAACCTGAGAATTTAAAAAATTTTGCAGATGCCCAATTAATGATGGATAAGTCTTTGAGTAGTCAAAAAAAGTTTTTAAATTACATTGAGGATGAATATAATAAAAAAATAAATTTAATTAATAATTATGATGTTTTTAAAAATATAGCCGAAGAATCTCCTCAATATACTGATCTAATATATGATCATTTAAAAAATCCTCAAGTACCTGATAATATTTTTTTAGATAATTTGGTAAAACAATCTAATACATTTATTAGAGCAGTAAAAAACCCTTTAAATAACAAAAATAAATTTTTTAATATTAGTGGAAGAAGTATAACTAAATCTGGTAAAAATACAATGGATGTAGAAGGGTTTCCTGTAAGTAACATTTACGGAGATTACAGATATAAAATAGAACCTGATGCTGAAAAAATGGCTGAAATAGCTTCTGCACCTTTAGAAGAAAAATGGTCTAAAAGATTTTTAGATAACTCTAATATTAGTAATGATAATATAAATCTAGAAGATGGGTGGTTAACTCAAAAAAGTGAAGACTATTCTAATTGGTTTAAAAAAAGAAGACAGAGAAATAATCAGGTAAAAAATGTACCAATGATTGTGGATCAGCCAATGAATATACCTCAAAAATATTTAAATTATCCTCAGCATAAAATATTTACTAGTGATTTAAATGAACAAGTCTTAAAAGGATTTGATCTATCAGAACTTAACATCTCAAATAAAGATGCTTATAAATATCTACCTGGATTTACTAGAGGGTTTAAAAAAGGTGGAATTATTCAAGATGATAGAGGACAATGGGCTCATCCAGGACAAGTGACACAAATCGGTAGTCCTAATATTACAATGCGTGGTGTAAACTATCCAGTGTTAGGAGTCGGTGCAGATGGTCAAGAAATTATGATGCAACCTGGAGGTGATTATACATTTAACCAAGCTCCAGTTACAGAGTATCCTATGATGCAAGGAGGAGGAGGGTTTATTTCTAATTTAAAAAAAGCATATGTAGATGCTTATAATAATTATAATAGTAGAACATTTCCTGCTGAAACATTACCTCAAAGACAAAAAGCCTATCGTACAATTAATCCTTCTAGTTATCTTGATTTACGCAATTATGGAAGATGGGTTTCGGATAAACAAAGGGATGAATCTTATGACCCCAGAAGTGAAGAAGCATTTAAATTTTATTTAGGTTTAAGTAAACCGGAAGATTTACAATATATAAGAAAATCTCAATATAGACCTACAATTAACGCTACGGATAAATATTATTATGCAGTAGATCCTGAACTTGAACAAGATATATTTAATGCATATAAAGATAAAGTAAAATTAAATGAAACTTTACAAACAGATGAATCAGAATTTGAAACAGCTTTAAGTGGAAAAGGAGCTGCTGGTTTATTAGGCAGATTTGGAGTAAGTAAAGGTCATGATGAAAATGGAGATTACTTATCATATTATGATAGATATGATTTAAAAGATTTTGCTCAAAAAAGAACAAAAGGTGTACCTTATTCAATATATAATAGAATATATTATCCTAAAAAAGAACAAGGAGGAGAAATGATTAATTATAAATCAGGTGGACAAATGATTAAACGTGCAGATGGTTCATATTCTAGACCAGGACTTTGGGATAATATTAGGAAAAATGCTGGATCAGGTAAAAAACCTACAGCACAGATGTTAGAACAAGAACGTAAGATTAGAAATAAATATCAAGAAGGAGGTTCGACTAAACAAAATCCACCTAAAGAATATACTGATTATAAAGCTTTTAAAAAAGCTGAAAGATTATATAAAGACAGTTTAAATTTGTATAATAATAATTTAAATTATAAAAATAAATATTTAGATTTTGTAAATAAAGCTGGATTTGATAAAACAAAAGTAGAAGAATGGCCTACAGATGGCTATGTGAATACAGAACAGCATCCTACAATAGGAGCTATTAGCAACGGTGTTTTAAAAAATAGTGGGGGTGGTTTTAGAAGAGATAGCAAAGGTAATCCTATATATTTTAATTATTTTCCATTAAAAAATGGGAAAGAATTAAAAGTTTATACAGATTCTTTTGTTGGCTCAATACTAAATAAAAGATATTATAACTATAAAAAACCAGTAGAACCAGTAGTATATAAACCACAATCGTCTGTCAATAAATCAAAACAATCAGTAAACGCAAATAGAACCGAAGTAATGAAGAAGCCGATAATACCAAATTTAAGCGAAGAATATCAGTATAAAAAATGGAAAGAAAGATATGGTATAGAAGATGAGATACTGGACAGACTTCCTATGCTCCCATATTTAACAGAAGATTCTGATATCACAATGAATAGCGGTCAATTTAAGGTTCCTGCACCCGTAGTTCAGCAACCAAAAGGAAGACCTGTATATGGTCCTGGTAACACTATTATCGGATACAATAATAATATGCACTTTACTCCTGCGTTACAATATACAGGTGCACCAAATAACGCATCTAATTTGCAGGATAAAGCTTTACTTGAGAACCCTGACGCGTTGCGTCAATACGTTTCAAAATTGGATAATTATAGATTTGATAAGGGAGGAGTATATAGTCAAGCATTAAACAATACAATTAATGGATTAAATCAATTATCTTATTTTTCTAAGAATTCTCCTGACAACGCTATGAGAGATTATTATATGAATATGTCTAATTATGATTCTAATAATAAAGATTTATATTCAACTAATCAAGACTTATATGGTAATACTTATTTTGATGAGGGAGGTTCTTATGAAGAATTATCAAATGAATATAATGATCTTAGTGAATTACAAGCTATAGCTAGTATGGATGGAGACAATGAGTTATATGAATATCTTGCTCCTCAAATAAGTTCAGTACAAAAATCCCTAACGTCTTTAGAAGAGTTAGCTAAATATGATGTTATAAAAGAAGAATTACAACGTCAAATATTACAACAACCTCAATTTCAAGAACCTTCTATTGAAGGTTATAATCCTCGTAGACCGTTTACTAGTAATTATGAATCTACTGATTCTGAACCTATGATGTTAGGAACAAAGATTTATCCTAATATGAAATTAAAAGGTTCACCTAGAAATGTAAAAGCTTATTTAACTCAGAAAGGGTTATCTAGAAATGCTATTGCAGGAATAATGGGGAATATTGAACATGAAAGTTCATTTAATCCTGGAATTGGTGGGGATCAAGGAACTTCTTTTGGATTATTTCAACATCATGCTAAAAGAAAAGATAACTTATTATCTTATCTAAAGAAAAGAAATTTAGATAAAACTAGTATTGAAGGTCAAATTGACTTTGCTTTATCAGAGTATCCTCAGTTAATACAAAAATTAAATAAAGCTGTATCTCCTCAACAAGCTGCTGATATTTGGGTAAGAGAGTTTGAAAAACCAGCTAATGTAGAAAAACAATCTAAACTAAGACAACGCGCTGCTTTAAAATATATGAAACAAGGCGGAACATTACCTTTTTTAAAACAATATAAATAATAATATAATATGAGTATTTTTAATGGTCAAATCTCACCTAGAAGATTAGCAAAATGGCAACATAAAGAAAGAATGGCAATGTATAACAACCCAAACTTTAATCAATTTCCAAACGGAACTAATTATCCTTATTTTCCTCAAAAGGGAATAGGAGATGAACGTTTAGGAACTAATTATCCTTATTTTCCTCAAAAGCTTGATCCAAAAATACTTTCTTATATTGAGAATAATCCATATAAAAAGATAGATATGTCACAAGCAAAAGAAGTAAAAGGTAGTATATTAGATTTACTTCGAGAGTATAATGAAAATAGACAAAACCAAGGAAATGATTTTCCTCCATTATACAATGTAGGGGGTGGGGTAGGTCCAGTTAATTGGAATAAATTAAATGATGTTATTTTAGATCAATCTATTAGTAGTGTAGCTTCAAGACCTACTTCAATGCCTACTTCCAAAGCTAATCAATCGTTTAACCAAGCATTTGCAGCTGCACGAGCAGCAGGAGAAGATACTTTTTCTTATAATGGAAAAATGTTTAATACAAGATATAAAGGAGAAAAGGTATCTCAAGGGAGAAATAATAATGCTGAGATGGCTGATATAGCTACAGCAAGAATGAACAGTTTTAATCAAGGTCCTCCTATTAAGATTAAAGCTAAAAGAATAGATAATAATTTCATTCCAAGTTATAATAGAAATATGGGAAATCAGTTATCTCAAACAAGAGGTGATCAAACTAACTTAAATGATTTTCAAAGATTGGAGAATGCTTATAATTCTGGAAAGACATTTTTAGATTTAAAAGGGAAAGAAAAACAATTAGCTCCTTTAGCAGCAGCTGACGCTATATTGACTTACGCAGCTAAAAATATAGGTTTGCCAATAGCCAAAACTATATCAGGAGTAGGTTCTACATCAGATAAAATACAAAGTGGAATCTCTGCAATTCCTTTTGCATCAGGAGTTGTAGCCAGACAATTAGCAAAACAAATCATGAAAAGAAGTACTGCTTATATGGGTCCAAGAATGTTAAGTCCTATAGCAAAAACTCCAAATGCAACTAAAGCTCGATTAGCATCATGGTTTAGTCAGGCTAACCCTCAATTAGCTGAAGCAATTAAAAAATATGGAGTAGATCAATTAATAAACGGTTTATAATGATAAATACAGCACCTAATAGTCCATTTAAAGGATATTATCCTAATGTTAATCCTTTTGGAGTATCTCCTAGATACAATCCAAGTTCTATGGATTTAATGTATAAACAAATGTCATCAGAGGGAATTAATACAACTATTAAGCCTATTGATAAAGATAAAGCAAATATTGAAGCTGAAAAAGATGAGGTTTTATTAACATTTAAACCTACAGGATTAGCTTTACATAACATTAAAGGGAAATTACATAGTAAAGGAGGAACTCCTTTAAATGTACCAGATGGATCATTTATTTTTTCAAACGATAAAGATATGTCTTTATCAAAAGAAGAAATTGAAACATTTAAATTAGGGTCGTATCAAAAAGGTGGATTAATTAAAAATACTCCAGCATCTGTTTTAAAAAGAGCAGTTGATTTAAAACATAATAATAGAATGATAGATACTCTGGAGAATAGTAAAAACTCTGCTGAAAAAACAACAGCTATGAAAATGTTAGAAAAATATCAAAAAACAATTGGAAATATAGCTGCTTTACAAGAGATTCGTAAAGATGTAGAAATTCCTCCATTTGCAACATTAATAACTGATAGTCCTGAAGTAAGATTACAAAAAGATAATCAACAACAATTTTCTAAAGGTGGATTTTATTTTAAAGATGGAGGATCGTCCTTTAGTAAAAACAATTTATTAAATTGGATGATGCAAGGTAAATTACAAGGAATAGACCAAACAGCCACGTATAGTCCATATGGTAAAACAAATCAAACTGCTCCGACATGGTTTGCTCCTATGGTTGCTCCTGAAGAACTAGAAGAATTACAGCAGGCTCAAACTCCAACTCCGACATGGTTTGCCCCTATGAGTGCTCCAAAAGAAGAACCTTTTTCTCCTTTAGGTAAATATGACCCTCGTAAAAATGAAGTTACTGACGAAGATATTCCTCAAGATGATTTATCATGGATAAAACCTTATACTTGGACTCCCAGATTAATGTCAATGATGGGAAATTTAGCTCAATCTCCTAGATCATTATATCCTTCTCTAGCTTTACAGACTCCTTATAGGGTTAGAAATCAAGAGATTGATGCGCAACCAGGTATTAATGCTGCGTTAGCTTCTGCGTATAGTTCTAAAAAAGCTCTCCAGCAATATGGTGTACCTAATCAGCAAAATTATCAAATGATTGATACTCAAGCAAATAAATCTGCTCAAGATTATGCAAGAAGTATTGCTCAAGCTAATGCCCAGAATGCTACAAATGTCAATAATCAGAATGCTCAAATTAGCAATCAAGCTATTAATACTAACAATCAACAGAGAGCTATTTATGGAGATAAGCTAAATGAGTTATATCAGAATGTTACTGATACTCGTAATGCTATTCATTCTACTAATTTAAATGTCTTAGGGGAAGGTATTATGGAGAATCAGAATTATGATTTTAATATGGATTTATTAAAAAAGTATCAACCTTATAATGTTCAGTCTAAAATGACTCAAAAAACATTAGAAGATTTAAAAAATGAGTTTAATAGAGTGACTGCTGGTATAACTGATCAACAATTAAAGTATTATATTGCCAAATCTTTATTTGGACCATATATGAAGCAACCTATTGATAATATGAATCAGATAGCTGCTATGCGTCAATTATTTCAATAACATATAAAATTATTATTTAAATCAATAATTTTAATTTAATTTTGTAAAAATTATGTCTACATATACAAGACCAGATAAATTTATTCCTATTAATATATCAAGTTCTCCTGAGAACTATTTAAACTATGTTCAAAAAAGACTAGATTTAAGTGCTCAAGGGCAAGCTATGGTCAATATGCAATATAAGCAAATATTAGACTTAGACTTAACACATGATGCTAATAAAGAGAAGTTAAATGGTTTTTTAAGATCGGTCTCTGAAAAAATAAATAAATATGCAGGTTCTGATTTATCTAATTTTGATAATGTTAAACAAGCTATATCTGTTTTTGATCCTTTAACTAAAGATAAACAATATGAATCTATTCTTTATGATAATAAGTTTACTAAACATTATCGAGATCAATTTAATTTAGTAGAAGAGTATAAACAAAAAGCTGATAAAAAAGGTGTAATTGGTGCAGGTTATGGAGTTCATAATTATAATGTATTAATGAACTCTTATAATAAGTTTAGAAATTCTAAGAATCCTTCAGATTATTCTAATTGGGGAAGTTTAGATACATATCAACCATATTATGATGATAAAGCTGAAGTTCAGAAATTAACTGAAAGTTTTTTAAAATTACCTGACGATTATGAAATAGAAACGTTAGGTGAAAACGGAATGACTACAAAAGTTAAATTCAAAGGAAAAACTGCTGCTGATATTCAACAATATTTAAATGTAATGTTATCTGATAAAGCTAGAAATCAAATGGCTATTGAAGGTAGATCTTATTCTTATCAAATAGATGATGCTACATTTGAAAAAACAATGAAAGATTCTTTAAATAAGAATATTAAGAATATAGATAAAGATATATATGATTTAAAAGTATCAGGTTCTTATAATGGAAAAAAACTAACAAAAGATGAAATAAGTCAAATTAAAAATGAACTTGAGTCTCAAAAAGAATCAGCATCTAATAAACTTAATGATTTTAATGATAATATTAAAAGACAAGAAATATTAGCAGATAAAGAAAACATATATGCTAATTATTATACTAATGAGAAAATAGCTAATTTATCATCTGCATTAGATAATAAAAGAATGGATCAAACTCTTGGAACTAATCAAGCGTATGTATCTATGTTAAATAGACAACAAGGTTGGCAAGAGTTTATGTTAGAATTAGAAGCTAAACGTGAATCTGATGCTAAAAAATTAGAATTTGATTATCGTAAAGAAGGTTTAGATCCTAAAACAGGAAAACCTATATTAGGATCTCCTTCAAATGAAACAGCTGTTCCAACACCTATTACAGGAACTGTAGAAGAGGTTGTAAAAAATAATGAAGCGTTTGAAAAAGAGATAAATGATAATATGTCTAAAGTAGCTATTCAAGTTATTGATAATGCTTACGATGCTTTAGGTTTAGATAAAAATGAATCATTTTTTAATAGAACTCAAAATAATGTAAAGGCTTTACAATATGTTAAGCAAATTTCTGATGAATTAATTTCTAATTCTGGTAGAATTAAAACTTTAATGAGTAAACCTGAATCTGAATTAACTGCAAAAGAAAAAGCGGATAAAAACATTGTACTTAAATTAAAAGAAAATGAAGCGGATGTTGCTATAGCTAATAGTTATTATGATAAAAAAAATAAATTAGTTGATAAAACTCGAGCTGAAATTAAAAAAACTTTTGCAGATGCTGGAATCAAATCTGTACAGGATTTAGAAGGTAATTTGGTATTACAGGCATATAGTGATTACCCTACTTTAGATAATTTAATAGATGCTATGATTAAAAATCCTGAATTAGCTCAACAAGTTAATCAGAGTTTAAATCGCACAGATGTATTTTCAGTAGGATCACAAGGTTTAAAAATAGCAGGTAAATCAACAGGAAATCCTATTATTGATTTTATTTCTGGAAATAGTGCAAAAATAATAGATGATGTGCTTAAACAGAATTCAGGCAATGTTTCAGCACCTGTAGAAGAGTTACATAAAAATATAGGTCAATCTTTTGCAACTTCTGGTATGCATAAAGTTATGAATAGACCTATAGCTACACAAACAAATATTGATAAAACTTTAAATTCTCAATTTAATAATTTTATTAACAATACGATTGTAGCTAAATATGGAGACATATTAAAAGAAAAAGGTATAGAGCCGTCAATGATTAATTCTATTGAAACTCATGATGGATATTATTTAATAAAAGGTTCTACATCTCAAATAGATGAAGAAACTGGTAAAATAATTAAAAAAGGTGAAACATTTGAAGAAAAACTAACTAGTCCTGATTTAACTGTTACTTCAGCTATAGAAAGAAAATATGCTCAAGCTTTAGGAATGTCTGAAAATGGGAGTCTTAATATGAATTATACCTCAGATTTAAGTTCATATCCTTATAGAGTTAGAACTACATCTGGGACACCTTATCAGATGTACTCATCTCAAACTCAACCTTTAACTTTAGAGTTAGAGATTAATGGTAAAGTTGTTCAACTTCCTGCTACATTTAATACAGTAGGTGCTGCTAAACAACAAATGGAGGAAACTATAAATGCTTTAGAAACAGAAGTTACAAATGAAGTATTTAAAGAAGAATATCAAAAAGCTTTAAAAGAAAGTGGAGATACACAAGAAGCAAAACAGATAGCTTTAAAGAAATTAAATGAGATGTCTAAATCAGAACTTCCTTTAAAAATTAAAGAAAGAATAGAAAAAATGTATCAAACAGGTACTATCTTTGATGTCTTTGGATTACAAAATCCTCAATTAACTCGTACTCAACAACAACTACAAGATTTAATCAATGGTAACTAACGAACAATTAAAACCTACAACAATACCTGGATCATTCAATCCTCAACAAACATTAACAGATGTTTATGTACCAAGTACATTTGAAGATAGATTTGGTGCATTATTAAATAACCCTATGCCAAGTAATTTAGGGTTACGAATTCCTATTGATGATTTCAAAACAGAATATGCTGATGGTTCTAAATTTAGAGGATTGTTTCAAAAATCAGGTGATAAACTAAAACAAGATCCTAATTTTGATCCTATTACTTCGAGAGTAATAACGACACCATTATCTGAAGTAGAACCTTATTTAAAATATGATTCTAATTATGATAATAATCTTAATGCTGCTTTTGGCCAAGCTGGTAAAGGTGCTGTTGTTGGAGGTGGAGTAGGTTCGTTTTTCAGTCCAATTGGAACTGCTATAGGTGCTGGAGTTGGAGGTACGTTAGGATTTTTTTCAGGATTATTAACAACATCAGGAAGAGGAGTATATATTCCAGGAAGGGATAATAGACAAGAAATATTAGAAAAACAATCAGGTTTTTGGAATACGTTAGGAGGATTTACAAATAACTTTTTAGATAGAAGTTTTGAAGCAGGAATAGGAGGTACAGCTGCATTATTAACTTCTCCTTTTGGAGCTATTGCAGGTAGAGAGTTTTACGATTGGGGATCTAACCCATTAACTAGGAAATTAAGTGAATCTTTAGAACAAAGTGAATATAAACGTCATTTATCAGATAATTATTTAAATAAAGGACCTATTGCTAAATTTTTTACAGCAGAAGGGTTTCAAAATGAAATAGCTGATATGGCTGGATTTACTGTAGGAATGATGTTAGGAGCTAAGATAAACATGGGTTTAAACGCAGGTGCTGGACAAGCAGTATCAAAATTAGCTATTGGATTAAAAAATCCAGGTTTAGCCACTTCTATATCTAATCGAGGAGGAAATTTAATTGGAGATTTTTTACCTACTGTGGCTAAAAGAGCGTCAGCTTTATTTACTAAAGGAAGTACTAAATTAACAGCAGCTCAACAAGCTGCTACATTTTCAGAATTAAACTTAGTAACATTAGCTAAAAACGCTTTTAAAAAGGGAACATTTGAAGATTATGGTAAAAATCTAATTAATGCTTTTAAAAATCCTGCATTTGGTTTAAAAGCTTTATCTAGTTTTGAAAGAACTGCATTGGCTTCATATGGAGAAGGTAGAGTTGAAGCAGCTCAAGCTTATAAAGACATTTATGACACAGCTTTAAAAAACGGTTATTCTGCTTCAGAATCTGCTGAAATGGCAACTAAAGGAGCTAATAAAACATTATTGGGTAATTTAGCAATATTAGGTGTTACAAATCAGTTTGGCTTAAATCAATTAACTAATGTATCTAGTATTAAAAATTTAAGTAGATGGTTTTCTAAGGATTTTACATTAGATGTAACTACATCTAAAATATTAAAAGAAACATTAAAAGATATTTCAAAGAACGCTACAAAAGGATTTGTTATCGAAGGATTTGGTGAAGAATTAGGTCAGTTTGCTATATCTCAAGCTGCTAAAAATCAGCAATTAAATATGGCTGATCCTTTAAATCCTATTCATAAAGCTTTCTTTACAGAATTTATTGAAGCTTATAAAGATGGTATTTCTTCTGATGAAGGGATGTCTAATTGGTTTGGAGGTGGTTTATTTGGATCAGTTATGGGTGGTTTTGGTCCAGGTGGAATAATGTCAACATTAAATGAAGCAAATAAAGCCAAAACTATAAATATTCCTGATAGTTTAAAAACTAAAATTTCTAATTTCAGTTCAGCTATTGATTTTATTTCAAAACATACAGTTCCATTTAACGGTCAATTATTTCAATCTTATAGAGAAGAAAACGGTGAATACATCCCAGATAATAATGGAACAGTTAGACTTATTAATGATCCTACTCGGTTAATTAAATTAACACAAGCTTTAAATCATATTAATACATTATCTAAAGATCAAGCTAATCTTATTTTAACAAATGTTAAAAATAATATTAAAACAGAAGATCCTGCTATGCAGGAAGGTTTTAAAATAATCAAAGATTATGTAGATTTATTTGGAGAAACAGGAGAAAAATCTTTAGAAGAATATATAAATCAAGATTTATCATCTAAAGAAAAGCAAAATACTTTATATTTATTATCTAAATTAGGGGAAACAGTCATTGAAAATGAATATGCTTTAGAATCAGATTTAAGTAATATAGCTAAATCAATGGTTTCTTCTTCTTATGTATTTGATCATGTAGTCAATGGCATTGAAGATAAGATCTTTGATGAATTAGATGCGTTAGAGGAATCATTATTAGATCCTACATCTGAGTCAGGACAAAAAGATTTAATAGAATTCTTTGGTAAAAATTATAAACTTGATCAATTAGATCAAGCCAAAGAAGATATTAAAACATTTAGAGATCAACTTAAAAAACAAGTTAAAATATTTAAAGGTTTAGCAAATAGATATTCTGAACCATTTACTCATATTAATATTAAAAAAGATAATAAAGTTCATAAACTGCCTATTACAGTAGATATGTATAGCGTCTTTAGATCAGCTTTAGTTCAAGATGATTTAAATACTATGGTTTCTGAAATTGATGAAAAGTTAAATGATATTAAATCTGAATTATTAGCAGATCCACAATATTCACAAGATTATTTAAATCCTAATAATACATCAGAAGATGTATTAGATATAGCTAAAAAAGAAAACAATAATCCTTTATATCTTCAATATCAAGTATTAGAAAATCTTAAAAAGCAAGTAAGTGATTCTTTACAAAAAGAAAATAAAGCATTTGAAGAATTAACAGACGTTAAAAAATTAATTGAAAAAGCTCAAAAGTCAGAAAAAGCTATAAATTCAGAAATTGAAAATCCTGCTAAGTCAGAAGATCTTCCAAAACCTAAACCAGTTACTGTTACTGAAAGTTCTCAAGAACCAGAAGATAATCCTGAAGAGAAAGTAGAACCTGTTGTTTCTACAGATGCTAAAGCTGATATAGAAAGAATAAGACAAGAGAATGACTCTTTAGGTAAATCTATTTTACAAAAATTAGGATATAAAAATGAAAATAGATTACCTAATGGTAATGTTAAAGGAGGGCAATCAGGTTGGAAAATAAGATTTAATATTAAATCTCCTACTGGTGGAAATTATTTTAATACTGGAAATAAAACTCTTGAAAACGATAAACATTATAATGAGCAAGCACAAAAACTTGTTGATTGGTTAAATAGTTATTTTGGAACAAAGAGTAAAGGGAGTGTATCAGAAGCTATTAAAGGATATACCCTTTTTGGTTTTACTGATGAACATCCATCTAGCATATGGAAGTTTCTTTCAGGTGGTGAGCAGGGGGAATCTGATTTTACTATTTATATAGGAAGTGCTGATGATGTTTTGAAATTTGTAGAAGATGTTAAAAAGTCACCTATAGCTGATTTATTAGTTGCTGGTAATCAAGGCTCTGACGTTAATATTACACCAGATGGTATTTTTAAAGCAAGAATTGAAGGTTCAAAGATAGGATTTAGTGGTTATGGAGCACCAATAGATTTAAATGTAGTTACGGGAGAAGAAAATTTTACTTTTGTTTTTGATGGGAGAAGAGTAAACATAAATTATGGTAAAACTAAAGGACCTAGTGATATTTCAATTACAGTAGAGGGAGGAAATTCAGAAGGAATAAATTGGAATTATAAAGTAGTAGGAGATGATAACTTAAAGAAAGATTTTCCTGAACTTTATAAAAATATTAGAAATATAATAGGTTTTCAATTATATGGAGATTATTTACAAGGTAGTAATAACGAGTTTTTAAAATTAACAGGTGTAGATAAAATCAATGCTAAATATGATGCAGAACTAAAAGAATTAGAACAAAAACCTATATCTACTACTCAATCTGAAATAGCAAGTAAAACACAAGATGAATTTGCTCAATATTTACAAGATAATCATTCAGATAGATTAAGTCAAGAGCAGATTTATAAGTTACTTACTGTTAGACCAGAATTAAGAGAGAAAATGCTTAATGATAGTCCTGAAGAGTGGGCTAAAATATTTGAAAAGAATCAAGATTATAGACAGCAAGCTAATAATGTTGATAATAATAAAGAAATGAGAGGAAATGCTAATCCTGCTTGGACAGGTATTAGTATTGGTGAAACTGCAAATCAAGAACAAGATGGCAGACATAAAGGGTACGTAACATTAGATGTAAATTCAGCAAGGGAAATGGGTAAAAATCTTGAACAAACATTTAAGGATTTATACCAACTACTGAAAGATGCAGGATATAACGGGCATTTGAAGATGCCCGGAGTGTATAGTGATTTGCTTACAAGATTTGATAATATAGTAATACACGGTGCGACAAAAGGAGATGTAAGTTTAGCATTGCCTATTATTGAACAATATTTTAAAGATAAGGGGCTAAATGTAGAAGGCACTAAAACAGGGATTGATGCTAAAGATTCAAATGGGAAGGAAACAAGTCATACTAATTTATTAGCTGAGAAGGTTAAAAATAAATCATTAGAGAAACCTATATCTACTACTCAATCTGATATAGAAAGTAAAACAAAAGAAGAATTATTTCCTATAGATTCTTTACATAAAGGAAAAGAGTCTGGTGACATCCTTAAAGTTATTGGTTATATTAAAGATGGTGTTAGATTTGAAATCCAAACCAAAGGAACTCTTAAACCTAAAAAAAATTTAATTATTTCTGAATTAAAGAGATTAATAATAGAAGGCAAACTAGCTGCTTTAGAACAACCTACAAATGGAGATCCTGCATCAGGGGGAAAATCAGCTCAAAGACCACCTATACAAGGTCCTGTTGAATATGGTGATCCTGATAATGATAATAGTTCTTTAGAGGAAGAAGATTATAGAGCTGATGCTTCTAGGACTCCTTTAAGTCAAACTACTATATTTAAGACATATGGGGCTGATTTTAGAAATGGGAAAATCCAATTAAATAATATAGCTAAATCATATTTTTATGATCAAATTCTAGATTTAAAAAAAGATCATTTCTTTTTACCTATTCCAGTTAGTTCTGAATTAGCATTATCAATTGTAAAAGATAAAGAAGGAGATTTTTATAAGGATTATAAAGCTAATCCTACTGATTTAATTTATTTACTTGTTGGGATAGACAATGACAATAATCCTATTGTATATAATCTTCCTACTGGAAAAACTATTCCTGAACAAATACCATTAATAGATATTTTATCTAATAAAACTATTCCTACAGGATTAATTTATGATAAATCATCTACTTTCCCTATTGATAGAATTACTGAAAAATTTTCTAGAACTGAAAAATATTCTACACAAGACATTGATAAAATATATAATAATTATATTTTAGGATTAAATCAGATGGCTATAGATTCTCTATCTTTAGTAGAAGAATATAATAAAGACGTTATAAATGTAAATAAATTAAGAATTGCTGTTCAGAATAATTTAAAACCTATTATTGGTATAACTCCAGGGGTTCAGGATGGTCGTGTATCTAAAGTAAAATATGAAAAATTATCAGAAGATTATAGTATTCATATTCCAACTTTAGAAACTGCTATTGAGACTAAATATCATGAATTAAAGTTAGGAACTGTTTATGCTTATCAAAATGGGAAATACACTAAGACTTTAAGAAGGAAGTTTAATAAAAACGAAGCTCAAGTTTTAGCTAATTTAATTAAAAAAAGTTTATCAGGAGAGATTCTTGAAACTTCTGAAGAATTATATTTAAAAAGTGTATTAAATTGGTTTGATAATTTAACAACACCAACAGCATATAATAAAAATTCTGTTGGAATAGTAAATGGTCAATTTATAGCTGCTCCTTATTTTGGAAATAATAATAATCCTAAGTTAGGATTTACGTGGTCTATAGATGATTCTATGGATCGTTTAGTAGAATTTTTTTCATCTCATTATCCACATATTAATAAAACAAAATTAAATACTGCATATCAATATTTTCAAGATAAAGAAACTGATACAATATATGAAAATTATGAAGAATATTTAATAGAGAGAGAAATTATAACAATTCCAACTCCTGTAAATGATAGATTACCTGTTAAAAGTAATAGACAATTAATATTTGATCCTCAGTTTGGATTTGATAACATTCAAACTAATGATGAGAAAAATATATATAGAACAAGTAAAATTAAATTGATTAAAGATAATTTTACAGATCCTATGTCTATACAACATTTCTTTACAAACGATTTAAAGAAAACAACTCCATCAGAAGAAAAGAACGGGAATAAAATATATTATTTTAATAATATATATCTATCTATAGTAGGTCCTAATGATATATTATTAGCAGGTAATGTAAGTAAATATTTTGATAATGATATATGGAATAATACTTCTATAAATGCAGCTCAAGTTACTAAAGATGAATTTGATCAAGATGTAATACCTTATGGTATTAAATTTAATTTAATGGTTACTATTGATAGTAATGATGAAGTTACTATTAATATTGAAAAATTAAAGAAAAACGAATCAACTGAAGAATCTGAAGATCCTGGTACTGATGAAGTTAAAAATGAAAGAGAATCTCCTGAAGAAACTCCTGAAGCTCAAAAAGAAACTTCTGAAAATGAAGAAGATGAGTCTTATGAAGATAGTGATGAGGGCATAGATGAGGAACCTCCATTTAGATTATTTACAGATAGTACAGATATAGAAAATATAGAAGAGTTCAAAGTATGGTTATCTGAAATATTACCTCAATTTTCTGTTCAAGTTAGTTCTGATGCTATTAAAGGTGTAGCTCAAGGAGCTTTGATTGGTAGTTTTATTACTTTATGGAAAAACGCAGGATCTGGTACAGGATATCATGAAGCTTTTGAAGCTGTGTGGGGTTATTTTATTGATAGTGATACTAAAGAAAAATTAATAAAAGAATTCAAATCTAAAGAAGGTACTTATAAAAATCCTTTTAATAAAAAAACAGTTAAATATTCTGAAAGTACTGATAATGATGTCAAAGAGATGTTAGCTGAAGGATTTATTGATTTCATGAAAA